GCATCCACGTGCTATACTATTCGTGCAACACCACAAGGAGGAGTTATTCATATGAAACTTGACGTACTCATTCCCACAGTCGTATCTGCTGTCCTTCTCGCGTCCCCATCCTGTTGCCCGCCTCCCACCCCCGTGATCGAGGCCCCCGCCCCCGTCTACAACCGCGTCCTTCTCACCGAGCCCGACTGGCGGCGCTACTCTCCCGGCGACCGCGCCTGCATTGGCTCGGTCCACGCCGCACCCGCCGGCGAGATCAAACCGGTCCAGTGGTACGTTGTCCGCGGGACTGACCCCACGCCTCCGATCCCGCCCGCCTCGGCCATCCCCTGGGCGTGCGACTGGTACGTGTCGGCGAATCACACTCTGTTTGGAGCCCCGTGATGACCACGCCTGCCAATACCATCACTCACGTGGGCATCGTCACCCGCTTGCGTCTCGCTGTGGAGGCCAAGTCCGAGCGCGAGGGGTTGAGCCTGCGCAAGGTCGCCGGCCAGATGGGGGTCAACCCGTCGTCTCTTTCCCGATGGCTCAGGGGGAATTGTCTCCCCGACCTCCCTTCGTTTGCCAAGGTGTGCCAGTGGTTACAGATGGACCCGGCCATTTTGCTCGGGGTGGAGATCGGCGAGACGATCGACGCGGAACTGGAGGAGAGATGATCGCGACCGATAGGGATATTGCACGTCTGAAGCAGGCGATGGAGATCGGCCCTGTCACGAATCAGGTCGTCAGTGCCGATGTGACCGTGTCCAAGTTCGATATCGAGAGGCTCATCAACCGTATCGAGGCCGATGGCGCCGAGCTGGGGAAACTCCGGGAGAGGCGCGGGATCAACGCCGAAGCCGCAATGATCGCGTCGGAAGAAGTAGCTGCGCCTTACGGCATCGCCACTGATGAGGATGTCGCGGCTCTTCTCGCGGCCATCAGCATGAATTGCCGCCAATACCTGTATCTCAAGGCTCGTTGTGGTGGGTTGCCTATCGGTTGGAAGACCTACGAGCTCTCGCAGGAGACGGCGGCTCAACTCGCCAACCGTATCGTCGCCGATCAGGCCAAGACCGATTATCTCAAGCGGCGTCTACGTGATGAGAGCCATCGAGCCCAAGAACTAACCGACGCCATCATCGGTTGCAATCCCCCGTGCGGTTGCGGGAACGCGCTCCACCTGACCGCCGAGGAGCACGACAACGCCCGGGCGGAGCGGGTTTGGTTCGACAGGGAGGGGGATGTATGGCTTCTCTGCAACCAATGTATGGTCCACTGCGCTGGGAGAGGGAATGATAGCGATGACCAAACCAAAGCGTAAGCGCGGGGAACGCGGCACCCAGATCGAGCCGACCTCCAGCCGCACCCGAGCCTTGGTCCGCTCCCTCTTCGACTCGGCCCCACGAGACGAATGGCTCCGCGTCCTCACCACACACCCGCTCTCCTCTCCTGCCGGCAAACTTGCCGCGCTCATGGGGGACCCGGCCTACTCCAAGCACTCTCCCGAGTCCCTCTGCCGCGAGGCCGGAGTCACCTACAATGATCTGGTCGATCTCTACCGCCAGCACAAGGTTGGGGAGGCGGTCATCCAGGCCGCGTCCCGACATGTGGGGCGCTTCGTCGACGATCTGGGCGAGGACTCCCGTTCCCTCGTCGCTGTATGCCAGTTCTGCTGGGGAGAGTGCCGCATCGTAGTCCCTTCCCGTTCGGACCCGTCGATCAGCTTGGAGGTAGCCTGCCCCCAGTGCGCCGGCACGGGTACTGTTCGCCGCCCCGGTGACGCCGCCTCTCGCAAGCTCTTCGCCCAGGTCCTCGGAGCCGTAGAGGAGCGCTCGGGTCCGATCGTCCAGAACAACATTCAGATCAACGGTAACGGCCACTCGGACCGGGTATCCCGTGGCCAGCGCATCATCGAGAGTGCTCGCGTTACCTCCGTCCGCCGAGTTCCCGACGACGAGGGCTCCGGGGAATGATGATTTGTGTGATGACATCCAAGATTTGCTACGAGTGCATTGGGGATGCAGTCAAAGCAGCGGGCAAATTCGACCTGCGCAAGCGCGACAAGAGGCGGAACAAGGCCCATTACAGAGGGTTGAACACCCCATTCCGCTGTTCCTGGTGTGAGACGTGGCATATCGGCCATCGCCCCAAGCAAACAGGGGCATATACACGGAAAAAACGGGCAAAACGAGGGAAAAAGTGACCACTTACCCGTGCAAAATCGTTGTAGGAGGGGAAAATGCTGCCATTTGACCTGTTCGGGCGCCTAAAACGCCTCCAATCGGGAGGGAAGATCGTCGAGAGGCGCCGTACGGACCTGGTTTCGATCGCCAGGGCCGCAAATGCGCTCGAATCGATCGCCGAGGCCCTCCGCATCGTCGTTTTGCGCGAGTACGGGGTGGATGTAGCGGCTCCCCCACCCACCCGCGCCGATCTGAACGTGAATCTGTTCGATCCGATGTACCCGGACGAGATCACCGAGGCCGCTCGCGACCATGTGGAGGCGATGGGGCGGATCGAGAGGGAGATGCGCGCCGAATCCGCGTACGGGAAGTCCGAGAGCGAGCTCTCCGAGCAAGAAAAGCAGTTCCTACACGCGCTGCACGAAGACGAGGAGGAACCGTGAACCTGACTCTCAACGAGAAATTACGTTTGATGCGGGAACTGAGGGAGGAGCCTATGACCGTTTCAATTGGCGACTTTCTGACGGAGGCTCCGTGGGTCGGCCAGCCAACACCCCAGCCAGTGGAGGATTCGATCGTGACAGAAGACCGCACCGAATTCGTGCTCTTGGAGGCGCCCAAAGCAGCGATTCCTCCTCTCGGTGAACGCGATCCGGACACCACGCCGGGTGGGCCTGCTCACCGCGAGACACTCCCCATAGAGGGCGAGCCCATCCCCGTATCCCCCATCCGTCCGGCCGCCTTCCTCCCCGATGAGGATCTCGTCACCGAGCTCCGACGCCTACTCTCCGAGGCCGAGGCGGGAGACATTCGAGGGATGGCGTTCATCACCATCGATCGCGACCGCTCCTACCAGTACGGGATCTCCGGAGCCGAGGCCAAGAGCAACAAGCACCGCGTCTATTTCCTCCTCGACGTGTTCAAAGAAGCGGTTCGTGTGTCGATCGTCACCCCTGTAGAGCCGCTTCGCCCCTAACTCATCAACCTACCAACCCACAGGAGATCTTGATCAGATGAGCCATGTAGAGAACGTATCTGCCAACACCGCCAACATCGGGGGTCAGATCACCGCGCGTACCTACACCGGGGACGCCGAGGCTGTATTCTTCTACGCCTTGCCCAACATCACCGACAATGCCGGCATGCTCCTGAGCTTTGCGACTCTCATCAGGAACAATGAGACCGGCATCACCCTCCGCTTCATCTCACCTGTCGATGGCACCGAGACCAATTACACCCTCACCGGGGGCAGCTGGACTCTGACCCCCCCACCGGCGCCATAATCGACTCATGTACTCCGAGCGGATCACCCGCGAGCACATCGCCGCGGTCGAGGGCATCCTCGGCCGCACCCTCCGCCGCTACTCCGTCGACGACTACCGCGATGCGGTAGCCTCTCTCGCTGAGGCAGTCGATGGTGATGGCAACCAGACGCGTCCCCTCACCGAGGCCGAATCCCAATTCATCGAAGATCAGACCCTCCTCTGTACACTCGACTTCCGCTATTGGGCCGAGCGCAACGTGTTCGTCCAGCTCGACTCGGCCACCGGTGGCCTGGGTCTGCTCTCCCCCTGGGGCAGCCAGCGGATCATTCTCGAGCACATTGCCCATGTCGAGGAGGAGATGTGGGCCGATTACGATCGCCAAGTCGCCCGTGGCCTCTCCGACTCGATGATCCGCGTCAAGGGGATCTGCGTCGTGGTCCACAAGGCGCGCCAGATGGGCGCGACGATCGTCTCCCAAGCGATCCTCCTCCACCGCTTCTGCTTTTCTCAGCACATCCGCCTCGTCGTGGCCTCAGCCGACAACACCAAGACGGGCGAGGTGTTCGACAAGATGCAGCTGATGTTCCGCTACCTCCCCTGGTGGATGAAGCCCGACATCACCAGCAAAACGAAGATCGCCGGTATGCAGTGCGAGTCCCTCGACACAACGGTCCTGCTCCAAGACGCTAAGCAGGAATCAGGCATCGCCATGGGCGGCACGACCCACGGGGGCCATCTCACCGAGCTCGCCTCCTGGCCGCGCAACATCACCGACCAGCTCGAGAATCACTTCTTCAAATCAGTCCCCTACTCCCTTGTCACGATCGTCATCCTCGAGTCCCTCGCCCAGGGCCAAGGCAACTACTGGCACCAGCTCGTCCGCTCCTCTCTTTCCGGTAACGCCGGTCGCTGGCACGGCATCTTCGTCCCCTGGTACTCCGAGCCGGGCAAATACCGCCTCGAGCCCCCGGACGACTGGACCCCCTCCGAGGCCACGATGAAGTACGCCTACCGTGTCTACTCCACCTCCGAGCAGTGGGTAGGCCGGTGGGACGAGAACGGTGAGTGGCAAGGCGAGCGCGTCACTCTCGATCGCGCCCAGTTGTACTTTTATGAGGACGCGCGCGCGACTGCCGAGCAGCGTGGGATGCTCGCCCAGCACCTCCAGAACTACCCAGCCACCCCGGAAGAGGGATTCCAATCCCGCACCCAATCTCCCTTCTCCCCAACCGTCCTCGATCGCCTGCTCAACGACACCCAGCCCCCCGCGCACGTGTTCGAATGGCTCGATCGTGGCATGCGCCGCGCCGATCTGTCCGTCAACCCTAACGACCTCCGTGGTCTGATTCGGATGTGGGAGCGCCCCAATGCCCACGCGCGTTACATCATGGGCGTCGACGCCTCCCGCGGCCTCCCCAACTGGTCACGCCGATCCCCCCAGGAGGGGGACACGAAAACGGACAACTGCGCGATCGAGATCATTCGCGTTGGGGAGCATGGCGAGCCAGACGTCCAGGTGTGCGAGTTTCTCGCCCCGATCACCTACGACGCGGCTGCCCCCATCGCCAACTATCTCGGCCGTCTCTACCACGGGCGCGAGGAGGAGATGTGCGAGGCGATCGTGGAAACGTACCCCTCCCCCGGAGAGCCGCTCCAGGAGAAGTTGTGGAACGAGTTCGGCTACTACCGTCTCTATCGCAAGGCCAACATGGCCACCTACACCCACGTGCGCTCGTTTGGCTGGGAAGCCACTCCCCGCGCCGTTCGCGATCTGTGGCACCGCACCAAGCCCCACATCTCCTACTGCAAGATCATCAAATACCAGGGCAAGGAGCTCTCCCGCGTCCGCTTCATCGCTCGTTCCGCGTATCTAGTCGACGTGGAGATGCGCAACTGCGAGGAAGACCCGAACATGATGACGGCCAAAGCCGACTACGGCTTCCACGACGACGCCCTCCGCGCGACGCAATGCGCTCTCTACGCCGCGCACGATTGGGAGTCCTACGGCGAGGTGCCCGACACGATCACCGACGCTCCGCCCAATGGGGTCATTCCCGACTACCAGGCCTCGGATCTGACTCGCGAGGAGATGATCGAGTCGATCAACGCCAAGCTCGACCCCGACAGCTACAATCACAACGTTCATTGAACGCGCCCACTGATTCGAATTAGCACGTGGATGCTATACTCCCCGCATGAGCAAGGTCATACCGACATCTGCAACGGAAACCCCGTCTTCTGTCACTACCTCATCTGACGTGCCTTCGGTCCGGGTTGCTGTGGAGGTGCCCGCCGACCTTGCTGCCCAACTGGGGGCGCGTCATTCCCTCCCCTTGTCCGATGTGATCACCCGCGTCTTTTTGGCCTACGCCAACGCTCCGGTTGATCCACGTGGAACAATCACTCTCACCCGCGAGCAATTCGGCCAGATCTGTGAGTGCCTATCCAAATCCCCGCAATCTGGCGACGAGCTCGTGGCCGAGATCGAGAAACTCGTCTCCATCTCGATTGGCGGCGTTCGCATCAAGCTGACCCAATGGCAATTGGACGTGCTCAACGGCCGTAACGCCACAGGCCTCCCCGCGCGCGAATGGGCCAAGGTCGTGTTCGATGAGATGTTCGACGCCTGGGTCAACGGGAAGATCTGACGATGGCTCGCAACACCTACCGCACGCGCCTTTTCCACTGCCAAACGCCCACTTGCCGGGCTCAGTTCCGCGCCGGCTTCTGGTCGCGCAAGACAATGGACATCATCGAGGGCCAATTCTCGACTCTGGGCGATGTTCGCTGCCCCGAGTGCAACGGCTGGCAGCTCGAGCGCGAGTCCGAGGCCTCGTATCGCCGCACCTACGTTCAGGCTCTCCGTCCCGATCACCGTCCCGTTGTCTTCCGCTGGCACGATGATCACGGTCGCGAGCACTACCGTTACCCCTCGGCCACCACCGTCGAGGCCTACGCCCAAGACCGCCACCTCCTGGGCGAATCCCCCGCCGAGATCGCCACGAAGATGTCTGATTGGCGCTACAACGGCACCATTCCCCGTCCGGGCGAGGAGCGCGTCGAGTTCTCCACTCTCCGCGAGGCCGAGCGCTTCTGCAAAGAGCAGCACCCCAACTACCGCGATTGGACCGAGCCTTTGAACGACATCTTCGACTACTCCAACCCCGACACCGCTCTCTCGGACTCCGATCCGGAGGGGGAAGCGGAGCTGGCAGAGATCGCCGCTCAAGATAACGATGATTGGGGTACGATGGACGCACCTTCCGAGCCGGCCGCCTACCAGTTCTCCGTCAATCCGGTAACTGAGAGCGTCTCGGTGGAGAAAAGCGGATCAGCTACCGAGTGAGGTAAGAGGGGAGGGCGTGACGGGTGAGTATCGACGACAGCGGCGAGATCGTCCCATTCTCCGAGGACGAGGAGCATGTCCGGGGTTACATCCGCGAGGGTGTGCAGGAGGCCGAGGGCTTCTACCGCCAGCAGTACGGTTACGGCAAGATGGACATCGCCCAGAAGATGGTTATGGGCGAGTACGATGACATCCGCTCGGCGGACCTGTCCAACATCACCGACAACGAATACGGCTCGATCGGGGGCAATCTCAAGGCCCAGCTCACCGACACCCGCCCCTTTCTCTCCTACTCCACACAAAACCACGACTACGATCAGCAAGGCATCATGCTCAACAACGCCGTCAAACACTGGTGGCTCGAGCAGCGGATCGATATGCGTTTCGCCGACGCGATCTCCGGATGTCTGACCAACGGCTCGGCCGCTCTCTGGACCACCTGGGACCCTTCCATTCGCGAGTTTCGCTCCCGCTATGTCGATTGCCGCGACGCCTTGGTCGTTCGTCCCACCTCCCCGCACTCCTATCAAGATTGCAAGATGCTCATCATGCGGGAGGAGATGACTCTCAACAGTCTCCGCCAGCGCTTCCCCGACTTCGCTTCCCGTATCGTCGCTGATCGTGACGGGAGCCCCGTCCCCTCCGACGAGCAGGAGACCTACACCCAGCGCGTGATCGCATTCGCGAACAAGTCCCCTTTCTCGATGTACAAGGACTTCATCTCGAAGCCTAAAGCCAACATGTCAGCCGGTGCCTACCCCGTAGCCGATCTGTACACCGCCTACGTCCACGACGATCGAATCAACGAGTCCTCCTCAGCGCGTCTGATGGGACCGTGGAGTGGTGACGGTCGCAAGCCCCGTCGTAACTGGTCCTATCGCGTCGAGCCTGGCGAGCGTCTCTATCCCTACGGCCGTGTCGTCGTCATGACCAACTCCTGCCGCTTCTACGACGGTCCAAATAACTACTGGCACGGCCAATTCCCCGTGAGCAAACTGACTCTGGACCAGTGGCCGTTCGCCCGCTGCTACTTCGGCAAGGCCCCGATGTGGGATCTGATCGACTGGCAGCGTGAGCTGAACAAGACCCAACGGGCGATCGCCGACTACGTCCAGAAGTTCGTCGAGCCTGACCTGATCGTCGACCAGAATGCAGGTCTCTCGCGCTCATCCGCCGAGAAGATGCGTACGCGCAAAGCCGGGGGCAAGTTCTACCGTCGCCCCGGCCCTGGCAAAGGATTTGAGCTCGAGTACCCGCCCCCGATGCCTCCGGAGATCTCTCAGCGGCCCGCGTTCATCATCGGGCGTATGCGCTCGCTCGCCGGCTCGTTCGATATGGCGAATGTCCTCAACAAGGGCCAGCTCCCCGCGGCCGAGTCCACCGAGGCCATCACCGAGATGATGACCGGCGCCACTCGGATGCGCTCGCGCACCCTCGAGGCCTTCATTCGCGAGTTCGCCATGCAGATGGCTTTCAACATCTGCCAATACTGGACGCAGAAAAAGCGTCTGCGCATCATGGGGCCGAAGGGCTTGACCGTGGAGGATTTCGACCCGACTGGCCCGAATCTGATCCCCGTCCACATCGGCGACGACTTCGACAAGCATGGCGCCCTCAAACCGGAACGTCATGCCCAACCCCGTCCTGCGCGCGACCGTGCCCGCGACATGCTCAACTTCATCAGCTTCGACATCGCGCCCAACTCGATGCTCAACTCAGCGCGCTTCCAGGAGCAGATGAAGTATCTCCAGCTCGCCCGTGGCGGCTTCGTCGATCCGATGACCGCCATGGAGCACATGGACGTGCCCAATCTCGGAGACTATCCACCCGATCCGGCCACAGGTAAAACTCCCCAGACGATCATGGAGCGTCTCATCGTCGCTTCAAAACTCAATCTCATGGGGCAGGTGTCCGCGGCCGGTCGCAAATCCTCCGGCCAGAACCCGCCGCAGCTCAAATCCAGCGGCGCTGTGTCAGAATCAACGTAGCGAGAAGAGAGGAACGGAATTATGGTCATCATCGGACGCACCGCTGTAGTCGCCCTGGGCGTACCCGGTCCCCTTCTCGGAGACGGGGCCAACACCATCTGCGTGATTCTCGTCCCCTCACTCACCAGCGCCCCGGGCCAACTCCCCGTGGCAGGGGTTGGGGGGCTCACGATCGTCACCGATACCCCGCACACCGGTACCCGGATCTCGGCGATCAACCACGCGGCCACAACCCAGATCCCTCGTGTCCGTTATCCGGTCTCCCGCGTCCAGTTCGGCGGAGCCCACGGGAACACGGGTCTCGTCTATTTCGGCGGACCGGGAACACTTTCCACAAACAGCGTCCCCCTCATCCCCGACACCTGGTTCCCCCCGCTCGGTCTGGGTCACGTTCCTGATCTGGACCTCGGCGACTTCGACATCAATGCTGATGTGAACGGGGAGGTTGTCATGTGGATTGCGGAGATCCAGTAATGTCCCGCTTTCTCATCGCTTTGACTCTCTGTCTCTGTCTCTCATCCGAGGCGACCGCGCAGCTATTCAACAATCCCACCGGCCGCCTCCGAGCCGGACCCACACTCCCCGCTACCTGCGTCAGCACCACGCACTCGATCGATGTGTTCTACCAGGCCACCACGGCTACTGTAGCCCTCTATATCTGCACCGCTACCAACACTTGGACGGTCATCGCTACCGGCACCGCTGGCTCGAATCCTTTCTCTGACGCCACCGCCATCGTGAAGAACGCCTCCGATGCGACGAAACTCTTCCGCGTCGACGCCTCGGGCATCGCCACTGGCACTACTCTCACCCTACTCGGCCGCCCCTCTGGCCTGGGTCTGGGCACCGCAGGCACCGCCGACGCCACCGCCGACTCTCTTTTCGCCGCCTCCGCAATCGCCCAGTCCCCCTTGGTCCTGGAAGCCAAAGCCTCGCAGACGGGAGACATCTTCCGCGCTCGCCGCTCCGATGGCACGCTCAAGATGACGGTGGACAATCTGGGCAACATCATGCTCTCGTCCGATATGTGCGTCGGTTGGGACTCGGCCACCTCCATCACGGGCAACTTCCCCAATGCTGGGAATGGCGGCATCTGCAAAACGACCACATCCTCGTACAAGATCTTCAACAATCTCGAGGCTGTGAGCACGTTGAAAAGTAACTTGATCCAGTCCTCAGCGGGCTCCGGCCAAGGTGGGGTCAACATGCTCTCCTCGGGCGGCGAGATCTGGTGGACGAGCGTGAGCCTTCACCAGGTCAACCCTCAGACCCCTCCCACGCCTACGGGCTTGCTCGTCGTCGGCAACACCGGCAACGATTACCGCGACTTCGGCGCGCGCCACTTCGTCATGCAAGCACTCACCGGCCCTACAATCGGGGGCAGCTGCGGCTCCTCCCCATCAATCGCTGGCACCGACGCCGCTGGAACGATCACCGCGGGAACAGGCTCCCCCACTTCCTGCACAGTCACGTTCAACGTGGCATTTGCCAACGCCCCCGCCTGCACGGCTAATGCTCAGACCACTACCACTTCTCTCAACGTGGCCACAACGACCACCACCGCCATCATCTCCTCCGTAACTCTTACCGCGGGAGAGAAGATCAACTACATCTGCGTCGGCTTCTAGGAGAGCTTCGTTATGCGCAAGATCACCTGTCTTCTCGCCATCATCCTCTGTCTCGCCTTCCCCTACGCCCTCCTCGGAGGCGGATCACTCAATGCTCCTCCTGCAACCGATCAAATCACCCGGTTCGAGATCGTCTACTGGGGCTTTGCGATCCCCGTCACCGGCAACGGCTCGGCCCACATCCACATCGACTATGTCCGCGCCTCGGGAGCGGTGGCCAATGGCGGCAATGACATGGCGGCTCTGACCACCGACGTTCTCATCACCTCGCCTACCGAGCTCCTGTCTCTGGTCACCCAAATGAACACAGCTGTCGCGGGGGAAACGGGCAAGACCGTGGCGAATAAGCTTCGGATGCGTATTGCCACTTGGCTCGTAGCCAACGGCAAGATCACGGGGGTTACTGTTGATTAGGTGCTCGCGTTCTCTTCTGCTGGTATCGGCTCTTCTGGCTCTCGCCCCCACAGCCGGGGCGCAGCTATTCAACAACCCGGCAAACCGCATTCGCGCCGGCTCGGGTCTCCCTGCCACCTGCACCTACAGCCTCTCTGCCATGGACGTCTTCTCCACCGGCACCCCCGGTGTTCTCTATCTCTGCACGGCCACCAACACCTGGACCGCCGTGTCCACGGGGGGGTCGAGCGGTCCTTGCTCGACGTGCGTCACCACCAACACCGACCAGGCCATCACCGCCAAGAAAACGATCACCGCGACCACTCCCTCCTCAGCCGGCAATACGAGCGTTCTGTTTGTCCAGGACGACTCGAGCACGACTGGGAACAAGTCAGGGATGGCCGTTTTCGGGCGAGAGAACAATGGATTCGCCCTCTGGGTGGCGAAATTCTCCCATAGCTCGACGATCGACCCGACCACCACCCCTAACTCCCTCTACAACCCCGGCAGCGACGCGGGGATCTACTCGATCTACGCTGGAGGGGATGGGGGCTACTCGGTCCTGGGTGTCGTTGCCTCCGCTGCGATCAACGGTGGCACAGCGGGGGTGTTTCTCGACAAATCCGGCTCGGCCAACGGCTTCGGTCTGCAAGCAGACTCGCTCGAGGGTGTCGGGGCCTCGATCGTGAGCCGCGCAACCGACCCTGCCATCCCCATTCTGCTCGTGGACGACCTCAATGGCCGCGCCAACGGAGCTGTTGCCATCCAGATCCAGAACGACGGCCTCGGCACGACGCCCTTCCGTGTAGACAACATAGGTGTTGTGACTTCCGAGAAGCTGGCCTTCCACGACTCCTCCACTGGAGCCGCCATCACCTACGGTATCGGGGCCCCTGTTGGCGCTTGTATCACTGGATCTATCTACCTCCGCACCGACGGCACCACCGACACTTCCCAATACACTTGCCAAAACGCTGTATGGGTAGCTCTGGCCGCCGCCCCCGCTGCTGGAGCCAACACAGCCCTCTCGAATCTCGCCTCGGTCGCTGTGAACACATCTCTGCTCCCCGGCGCCGACGCCTCGATCGATCTCGGCTCCTCATCCAAGCGCTGGCGCGACGCCTACCTCTCCCGAAACGCCCTCGTCGCCGATGGCTCCAAAGCCGCCCCCACCCTCGTCCGCTCAGCCGCCTCCACCACGGGCTTCTATTTCACCTCCGCTGCCTTCGGCTTCGCAATTGGCGGCGTCAGCAAAGTCCTGTGTGCTGGGGGCTGCACCTTCCCCTCGGACGGGACTCTCTCCTGGTCCTCGACCACCGACGCCGAAGGGACAGCCGACTCCGTCTTCAAACGCACGGCTGCCAACCAGGTCCGTTTCACCAACGCCTCCGATGGATTCGCTGAGCTCGAGATCGGGGCCGCTGGTACTGGTACAGGGGCCTCGTCGAGCGGCTACATCTTCGAGGCTACGGGTAGCGCCAACAGCGCTCCTGGCATGACCGCCCAGATCAGCAACACCAGCGCGACTCGCCTGGTCCAGCTCCGGCTGCTCACGGGTAATGGAACCTCCTCCGGCCGCAACTCCCAGATCCATTTCGTCAGCAGCGAGACCAGCTCTCAGGACTGGGGATTGGGCATGCCCGGCTCGACCACGTTCACGCTCACCAATGGAGCCAATACCCCTCTCACCGTCTCCAGCGCCAACACCATCACACTCAACGGCGACGCAGCTGGCGGAGGAGTCTCTGGCAAGACGGGCATTGGGGTCACTGCCTCTGGCAATGGCGTGCTCCAAATCCAGCCGGATGCTGCTGCCAGCACGCGCGCACGCGTAGGGGGCGGTATTAACGATCAAGGTCAGACCACCGGCAACACAGCGGCCACAGAGACCGATCTACGCGTTGTCACACTCGACGCGGGCATGATGAACGCCATCGGCGACATCGTGACGATGAAGGTCGGGGGCACTTTCGCAGCCACTGGCTCGACCGACAAACAGATCCAGATCTATCTCGGCAGCAACCACATCTTCGACACAGGCTCTCTGGCGATCACCACTGCCTCCTCTTGGGCGGTTGAGGCGAACTGTCAGACCACCGACGCGACTGCCGGCAACAGCACGATCAAGTGCTGGACGACTCTCATCACCTCGTCCACGGTGCTCCCTGCCACCACGACCTACTCCGCCGTGACTGGCCTCACCTTGACCTCCTCTCTTCAGTTCAAGATCACCGGCAAGGCTACCAACAGCGACGACGTCGTGGCCGAGGTCAGTCGCTACGAGTGGGGCACGGCCCCCTAGCACCAAGACGACTGAGATGACCGAAGCGCGTCGAGAGAGCTGGCGTCGATGTATGGCAATAAAGCACTCTTGACAATAACTGCCGTGGGGATTACCGTTTTCAACGTGATGGGTGTGATGGGGTGGATGGATGCCAAGTTCTCTGCCGTCGAGTGACGAGCGCCAAACGCTGGACAAAGACCCCCCAGGGGGTCTGGGCCGTTCGGCTCCTCGAGGCTCGCGTGACCTGATCTCTACCCCCGATGGCGAGATCGACCCACAAGACGAAGAGAACGACGATGGTGGGGCTGGCGGCACGATCGTCGCCATAGCTCTTCGCTCACTCCAAGGCCTCGAGCACCACGCTCGTGTCCTAGGCTCCGTCTTCCCTGCCACGATCGCCATTACCCAAGACGCGATCACCGTGCTCCGCCAATCTGTCCCCCAACAAATCAATGCGCTTTTATCGGGTGCTCCTATGGGAGTGGCTCCCGGCTCGCCTCTACCTCCTCCAGCAGCTCCCCCCGCCCCTGCGGGCGGAATGGGACAGCTGGTCGGTACAGGTGGGGGTGGGATGCCGCCTTCCGCAGCGCCTCCGATGCAGTAGCAGCTCCCAACAGTCAACAGTGAACGAGCAGTACCAAGACGTCAACTGATCCCCTAGATCGTACACGCGGTTATCGTACACACGGTTCAATGGGGCAGGCATGACAGCGAAAGGGTGGGTAATTCTATGGCGGTAATTGAAGCTCCTAGTGCTGAGCTCTTCGACGCGGACGAGTACATCAACGATCTGTTCACCGATGCTGGTTTGTCGGAGGAGGTGGCGCGGGCAGCGCAGGAAGCACTGCGCAATCCGAAGGTTGTCGGCCGTCTGCACAACTCGGTCGCCTCGCGTCAGAAGGCGCAGTCTGCCCTCGACCGTGCTCGCGAGGCTACGAATCGCGCCAACGGCATCTACGACAACAACGTGAAGTGGCGAGACGAGAAGGAACAGGAGTACAACGAGCGACTCCGCCAGGCACAGACCTCTCACTTCCCGCGCACCAACGAAGAGGAGTCCCGCCCTGTGACCCAGCCATTCGATACGAATCAGTTCGTCACCAAAGAAGACCTGTCCAAAGTAGCGGAGCGCATCTTGAGCGAGGTGAGTAAAGTCGATCAGGACTCCCTCACCGCGATGACGATGATGTTCGACCTGAGCAACCACTACCGGGAGAGCTACGGCAAGTCGCTCAATCAAGCAGAGCTGATCAAGTACGCGGGCGAGCACAAGCTCCCCGTTCATCTCGCTTACGACCGTTTCTGCAAGCCACTCGAAGATGAAAAGCGCGCAGCCGAGACTCAGAAAAAGATCGATGAGGCGCGCGAGCAAGGTCGGCTCGAAGCTCTGAGCCAACGCGACGAGCCCTCGGCCGGCTCTGGGGATCACGCCGGAGAAGGCGCTCTGCGCGCTGTGATGTTCGGACGTGCCAAGACGCAAACAATCACGAGCTCGGACGGTAAGCCTCTCGAAGGGGAGGACGCTTTCGTGCGTTCGTGGCAACAGACCAACGGGTTCACCCGGTCGGACAAAACCCACTGAAAAACCCTCTGACTCTCTGGCATGGTGCCGGGCGGGTGTGATGGGGAGGAGACAAAAGCATCATGGATTACAACCAGATTGATTTGGCAACAGAGCGTTTCATTCTCGACACACCCCGCATTCTCGACAACATCTTCCACCGCGATCCACTTCTCGGTTATCTGCGCGACGTTGCTGAAGAGCAGTTCACTGGTGGCCGGCGCCTCGTCGAATCCGATTTCGAATACGCCCCGGAGATCGGTGGTGCGTACGATCCAGGCGATGAGTTCGATCTCACCGAGATCCAGGCCGAGCAAGCCTTTGCGCTGCCAATGCAGTTCTATTACTGCAACGTCTCCGCCTTGCTCGAAGACCTGGAAGTATTCAACATTGGTCCGCGTGCGGTGTACCGTTTCATCAACACGCGCATGAGCCGAGCACTCAAGACCATCGGCGCCCAGGTGGCCATGTCGCTCTATCTCAACGGTTCTCGCGCCGGTTACACGCGCCTGATCACCGGTATGGCCGAGCAGCTCAACGACGGCACCAACGCCTCGTGGGACGGCTCGATCTACACGAAACTGGGCGACACCACGCGCAACGGCACGATCGGCGATGCTCTGAACTCCGTCCCGTATCAGACGGCCTCGACCACCCTCATGCAGTTCGATCTGGAGAACTCCTACAGCCAAGCCACCATCGGCGAGGGAGAGGAAGAGCCGAACATCGGTATCACCACGTACAAGGGGTTCACTGCGATCAAGAGCCGCTTCCAGAACCAGCAGCGCTTCAACGACACCCAGGACCCCAAACTCGGATTCAACGCCCTCAAATACAACAACTGCAACATCATGCGTTCGCGCTACGCACCCGGCACTGTAATTTCTGGCACCAACACCAACGGCGTGACCCGCGTAGCCAATCCTTTCCTCCAGAAGTCGTCCAAGGGCGTGCTCGCGGCCTACCCCACGATCACGAGCGAGACGCTCTTCTGGATCAACGCTCGCCGCCAATACGTTCGTTTCATGATCTCCAAGAGCAAGAAGTTCGGCTTTGGCTTTACCGGGTACAAAGCGGCGCAGGGCAACAACAAGATCGCGGGCCAGATCCTCGCCTCGATCGCTCTATTCTTCCGGTCTCCGCGCAATCACGCGCAGGTGTTCGGGTTCACGCAGTAAATCGGATTCGCTGAAAGGAGCCAATTACCATGCCTACCGGCAAAGAGAACCGCATTCCCTACGTTCGCAACAGCGATCCGGACAACGTGAACGAGGCCGTACCGCCGTACCGCCCCTCGGATCTGGGCACCAAATCGATCATCGATGGAGTGCAGCGTCAGAAGGTGCAGCTCGACACGGGCGCCACTTCCGCGACCCCTGTCGGCGCTCAGGCAGCGGGCATGCTCGCCTACTGGAAGGATCGCGTCGCAGGCATCGTCACAACGGACCAGCGCTTCGCCCCGCAAAACATCCAGGGAGTCGCTGGGGTCTTCACCTGCGCGGTCACCCCCGGCAACCAAACCTTCATCAAGAACGGCCGCACCCGCAATGTCTCGGTTCTTGGTGTCGGCACGTCTTGGGTCGCGACCGATCAGGTGGTCTCGGACACGCTCGCGAATAACACAGCCAAGGGAGCACGTGTCGCTGCTGGCACCGCCCCCACCTCGCTCCTCATCGGCTACGCCACAGGTCCAGCTGTCGCTGGCGTGGTCCCAGTCGATCTCGAGCTCCCCGATTACGACTGATTCCCCCGAGCCCCGTTGTTCCGTTGCTCCGTCGTCCCAGCGTATAGGAGAACACGCACATGGCAGTCGTTACAGCCACAAATCGAATCGACAATGTCAACGGCACCCTGCTGGAGGTGTACTCCACGATCACGATCGCAAACACCGGGGATTACTGGATTCCCGGCCTGCGTGCAATCGTCGGCGTCACCTTCAACGATGGCGCGATCACCAAAGCCGCTCCCGACACGAGCTCCCCGCCCCATGTGGTGTTCACGACCACCGGAGCGGTCACCAATGCTCTCGTCAAAGTAGTCGGTTACCCCTGATCCCCCTCCCCGATGGCGCAGATCTCTACAATCGATCAAGTCGCGCACCAGGCCATGCTCCTATGTCCTGGTGCCGGCATCCCTCTGTGCACTCTCTGGGCGCTCAACGCCTGGAACCAGTTCGCAGATCAGCGTGACTGGTCCTGGCGTCTACGCTATGGCGTGTTCAACGTCCCCAGCGCCTACAGCACCGGCACTATCGCGATTTCCAATTCCGATCCCACTCTTGTCACAGGGACAGGGACGTCTTGGACTCCTGATATGGTGGGGCGCCAGTTAAAAGTCGGATTCGCGTTCGGCTACGACATCGTGGCCGTGATAGACGGAACACACCTCCGGATCAACCTTCCCTGGGGCGACCCCGACATCTCCGGACTCGGCTACATCATCCTCCAGCAATTCCTCACCGCCCCGACCGATTTCCACTCGTTTATCTCGGTGATCGATACCACACGCAACTGGCGTCTGTGTACTGGCGTCGAGCGGCGTGAGATCGACCGGCGAGACGCGCGGCGTGTCACCACAGGTACCCCCTACGTTCTCGCGGAAGCTGGCTACTCGACAATCCCCCTGGGCTCGGTCGACGCCACTCCCACCCACGCACGGGGCACCGGACACGCTCCCGTATTCGCCGGCACCTACACTGGCTACGCCGACACGCTGTACGTGGTCGAGGTGACCACGGGCGGGGCCTCCGGCACGGCCATCTTCAAATGGAAACAAGGGGATGGCACCTACGTCACCGGCGTCCCAACCAGCCCCAATGCCATCGGTCTCATCGACGGGGTCTATGTCTGGTGGCCTGATGACGCAGGGATCACGTACACCGTGGGCGACGTGTTCGTCACTCGCGCCTCGGCCATCGCTTCGAGCGGTGTCCCCCGATTCGAGCTCTGGCCCAACCAGCTCACCCAAAGCCAATACCCGTTCTACTACATCACCCAGATCCCCGACTTGACCGCCCCTGGCGCAACGCTCCCTTCATCGATTGCCGCGCGCACCGACGTCCTACTCCAAGGGGCGATGGTCCAGGCTGCCGACTGGCCAGGCACCGACCCGGCCAATCCGAACCCTTACTACGACCCGAAGATGGCAGTGCTCCGTCGCAGTGCGTGGATGAAAGAGATCGATATCCTCGCCCTGCGTGACGATGACATCTACCCCAAAGACGTGACATACTTCAAAGAGACGCCGATTGCCGGGCTCGACGGCCCCCCATGGGACGCCTCGTGGGAACAACGGCACTCCTGACCAACGCCTGACCAACGCCTGACCAGATCAGTATGACAAGGAGCCAACGATGGCCAACGACGATGTCCTCGATATGTCCAAGTCCTCTCTCAACAAACGTGGCGGCACTGGCCCCTCGTCGGCTCCCGTGGTCACGTATGGCGGCCAGGGCGCGGATGCGGTCCTCGATGCTGGCTATCGCCCATCCACACCGTCCGAGGGATCGGGCGGGGCGTTAGCTCCCAGCTTCGAGGGGGACACAGCAGAGAGCTCGGGCGACGGCGGCTGCCCCACATTCATCATGGAGTCAGATGTTGACTACTCCTATCCCCCGGACCCATCAGAGCAGGGGAATCTCGAGCGACGCGGACCTGGGGTCAGAGGCGCCTAACCCGCAACCACCCCGCGTGTTTTCATAGGCCGCGAGTTACGCGGCCTTTTGATCATTTGGATTACGGCAACGAGAAGGTCAAGGGAAAGAAGGAATTATGTCCGCACCGCACCGTACGCTCATAATGGCCGTTCTGTTCTCGGCTCTCGTCCTCGCCGCCCCAAGCCTCTATGCTCTCGGGTCCCTTTCTGGATACGCCGAACGTGGCGGCCAGACCGCGGTGACGACTCCCCCATGCCTGCCTCTACCAATCCAGCCATGCACGACTCACGTCCAGGCATCCTACCCGTACGCTCTGGTCACGGTATACATCGCGGGGACAATTACCCCAGCCACGATCTACTCCACGGCAACGGGGGGCCTCAAGACCAATCCGTTCACCGCTGACGCCTACGGCTTCTGGGCGTTTTACGCCGCCAACGGAGCCTACGACATTCGTTTCTCCGGTACGGGGATCTCCTCCCCTTTCACTCTCCCCAATCAGATCATCGGGAACGCTTCTGGTTCCCTCGTCACGAATGTGGCTCAATACGCCACGGGGGGCACGGGTACCACGCTCGATCCCTGGACTGGGTGGGACTCGGCGATCACCTGGACCGCGCGCACGGCGTATTACTTCCCTTCCGGCCAGTACAGTTACGCCTCCACACTCCATCTCGGCCTCAACGGCATCCATCTCCTAGGCGACGGGGCGGGGATCTCCGTCCTGCATTTCACGGGCTCGGGGCATGCGATCGACTTCGACGCAGGGGTGACAATCGCGATCGTGAGCGACGTCTATATGGAAAAGATGTCGGTCGTGGGCAATACCTCCGCGACTGTCGGCTTATACCTCCGTGCGCTTGCTGGAGGGCGCTTTGCTGATGTCTCGCTCGCAGATGTCGTCACTGGGATCGAGACCTCCTACGCGATCCTCTCGCATTTCGACAACGTCTGCATCTCCCCGCGATGTCTCACATTCACCTTCCGCCCCACATATGGGCTCAAGCTGGGCAGACGCGACCCAGTGGAGAACACGATCGACAACGTGTTCACGAATCTCACTGTCGAAGGGGTGATCACAGGAGCGGGCATCGGCATCCTCTGCAATGACTGCGAGGGGAATACGTTTCTCGGTGGCACGTCGGAGGACAACATCATCGGGATGAGTCTGCCCGCCGTCCACTCGAACACGAATATCAAGAATACGGTCATCAACTTCTTCTGCGAGGCCAACTCGGGTGGGTATGATTTCATCGTCGACGAGCCGTACAACACATTCATCAACGTCACGAGCAACGGTACCTTCGTCCTCAACAGCACCTCTCTTGCCGCTGGAGGAGAAAACGCCATCTTTGGCGGCCTACTCAACAACGTGTCTATCAGCCCGTTAGGGGGCCAGGGAAACTTCAATCGGTTCTTCTCCACGCGTATCCTCGGGACTTTCTATGACGGGGCTACGGGCACCCAACGCTTCTCCACCTACGGCACAGGCAACACGCCCAACGTCTCGATGGGCAAGGTCGCCTCGTACAACGACGGGTCTGGCCCCACTGCGAGCACGCTCACTGGCCCCTCGGGCACTGTGACCACCGACGCCGCCTCTACCGATCACACGGGCATCGTGCTCCTCTTTCCCACCGTCACCACGCCTGCCTCCTCGGGAACGGTTAAGGTCACCTACGAATATCCATCGGTGGGGGTGGCTCTCCCGGTCATCGTCCCTTCCCTCATCTTCGGGGGAACTGCCTGGGCGGCGGGGGCTTCTGTCCAGATCACCGCGCGCACAGCGAATGACTTCACAGTCCAATTCGATAATAATGGAACGAATCTCACGGCAGGCGGCACGTACTCGATCGGTTACATCTCGGTAGAGCGCAAGTGACCACATACACGCACACCACTCTCGGCGGGGCTGTTTCGACTTTGGCTGCGCGCCTCGATGATCCGTCCATGGTGCAGTGGACTCAGGCCGAACTCATCGCCATCATCACCGAAACACTCCGCATGTGGGGTTTGGCTACCGGCTTCTGGCGCAACACCGGCACCCTCACCACCACAGCCGGCATCGCCCTCTACGATCTGAATTCTCTACTCCAGCCGGCAGGCATCCTCGACTACACCGTACGCGACGTGGATCTGTTGCCTTTGATGTGCTTCCAACTCTGCGAGCCTGCGTCCACCACCACGTGGAATGGCTCCTCCCAGTTCTCCCTCGCCGAGCTCGTCGCCGAATTGCAGCGTGCGCGCAACGAGTTCCTTGACTCGACGATGACGACGCTCTCGCAACAATCCTATCTCGCCCCTCCTGGCACAGGGCAGGTGGACCTGGGCGACACGACCACAGCGATCCGCCGTGCCATGTGGCGCGCTCAAAATGGTCAGTACTCGAATCTTCATTGGAGCGACCAGCTCTCGGCAGCCTCGTACAACCAGCTCTACCCGCTCCAACCAGGCACCCCGCGCACGTACTCGATCCTCTCGTCCCCGCCACTCGCGATGCAGCTCATCCCCACCAACGACGACACGGGTACAGTCGAGCTGCTCACTGTGCTCACGGGAACCGATCTCGATCCCACCGCCGGCATCGTGCTCGGGGTGCCTGATGACACCACCTGGATCGTGCGCTCGCTCGCGATGGCTCTACTCCTCGAGAAGGATGGGGAGGCAGCAGATCCCGCGCGCGCGCAGGTTTACCGTCAGCGCTACCAGATGGGAATGGCCCTTACCAATCAGATGGCCCAGGTTCTGTTCATCGAGGCTGAGGGCGTACCGATCATCCCCTCCCCCCTGGCTGGTCTCGATTACCTGTACGCCGCTCCCCATTGGCAGAGCGCGCGCCGTGGTGCTCCGAAGAACGCGGGGCTGATTGGCGGCAACATGGTGGGTATCCAACCCGTCCCCGATCGGGCTTACCAGATCACCTTCAGCGTCGTGGCCAAAGCCCCGATCCCCCCAACTCTCGCTGATCCGATTCAACTCGGGCGGGAGGATCTCGCGGCTCTACTCGATGGCGCCGAATCCACTGCCATGCTCAAGCTCGGCGCAGCGATGATGGACGACGCGGCTCGTCTGTTTCAGAGTTTCATTGCAGGGTGCTCTCGATACAATACGAAGATGTCGGTGTGGAACAAGGCCGAGCCGAGCCAGCAGCTCTCCCGCCAGGATGAGAACTACCGCCCAGAGCGCCAACCTGGACGGGGGGTGGGTACGCTGCTCTCGCCTCCGGAGAAGCAGCGATGAGCGAGTACGGTCGCGGACAGAAGCTTCTCGAGTGCGACGGGATCGATCTGGCCCGCCCCGTCGATCGCACCCCGCCGCGCAAGATGCCGATCCTCGAGAATATGATCTCGGTGATCGACGGGACCGTTACCCCCCGCGCAGGTCTGGGATCGGCAATCGCTACCGGCCCCTCGGGCAAATCCCCCTGGCACTCGATCAACGAGCTCAATGACAGCTCCTCGGGCACCCTTCTCTGGGCACGGGTCAGTGGCGTTGGCGACCGTCTCTGTATCGAAAAATCCACTGCTGTGGGTACCATCACCGATCTCGACGGACCCTACAGCGGTAACCCCCTCAGCCTGACCCAACTCCACCCTCCCGACAGCCCCCAGCCGTGGATCTACGTCGGAGATTCGCTCCGCATGCGCAAGGTGGATGTGACCGGCGCGATCAAGCAGATCGGGCTGCCCCCACCAGGCAACGCGCCCGATTGCCTGGTCAGCTCGGCCTATTACCGCGTCGTCGATCTCATGTGGGCTACCACCGGGTGGACTGCGGCACTCACGGCAACTGGCCCTCTCCTGCTCTCCGCGTCAGTGGGCGCCCCTGTCAATACGACAACCGTTGCGGCGAGCCCCAACGAGATTCTTGGGGGAGGTGGATTTTTCTGCTGCATCCAGCCGGCTGATCCCTCGAATATCGGAGTGAACTCGATCCTCAAGATTCTCGACACGGACTTTCCCCCCGCCAATGAGAACGTACTGGTACTCGAGACGCACCGGGGCTCGACGAGTTTCACTATCAGCCTGATCCTCTACGAGTCTGGCTCCTCAGGTCTGTGCGCGATCACCGTGAGCTCCTCGGTTCGCGAGTTCGAACAGAACGCTCTACTCAAGATCACGGGAGCTTCCACCTCGGAGTACGTGCGCATCCGCCAGGTGGTTCCAGGGGTGAATGGGGACTTGGTGCTCATCGTCAAGACGGTGGCGACACGCGTCTCAGGGGATGCGATCCAGACAGTGCCCTCGTTCGTTTGCATCATGAACGCCCCCCCAGCAATTACGGGGGCGATCTTCTCCGACGGATTGCGATTCTCCGTCACCACGACTCCGGCCAACACCCCCTCGACGATGTCCAAGACGATCAATCTCGATCTGACGGGCATCACCGACAACACCATTCTCGGGGGTAATCCGATCGCATCTACAAGCAACGATTGGATGACGATCCGCATGCGCGTAGACGTTCCCTCAGCCGTCAGTGAGATCAAGCTCTTCCTGGATGTGGACTCGGCTACCAATAACTTCACACGCAACTACTTCTTCCGTACGATCGATCCCAACGATCTGCTCCCCGTTCTTGTGGATACGCAGGCCGCTCTGGAGAATCGTCGTCAACAGCTCGCCAATCGATTTGTCGACTATCCGACGATCGCGACCCCTTACGACGGGTATGGGAATTACGACTCGTACGTCCCCAATCCCCCCCTCAAGACGAAAGGGGGGACGATCCTCCCCGATACTCCAGACGACCCCAACCTGGCCAATGCGAACATCGTCGACCCCACCGTACTCACCAATTCCGAACGCACTCAGTCCTCCCGCTCACAGGGGGGGACAGGAGTCGATCAGTTCGCTTCGATCACTTTCCGTCTCTCCGAGATGCAGCGGGTGGGGGAGGATACGACCCGGGGCCTAGCCAACATCAAAGCGATCCGGATCACGTTGATGTGCTCGGCGAATGTGCTCCTCGATGTGGCGGGGTGGTGCATCCACGGCGGATTCGATCCAGATATTTCCGTTGCGGATGCCGGCTATTCCTACCGCTACCGTGCCCGCGACAGCTCCACGGGAGTGGTGTCGGACCCATCCCCTCCCTCGAGGCACACCCCACGTCCCAGCCGCCAGTTCGTTTACGTCACCGCCCCTGCCCACCCCTCCCCCGAGGCGGATAAGCTCGACTTTGAGCGGTTTGGCGGCCCGATCCCTGGCTGGCGCCCTCTCATGACGATCGACAATCCTGTCAGCCGTACAGGGGATGTCATCCTCCTCGACAAGGTCAGCAATCAGACAGTGCTGTCTGGGTTGGAGATGGGCACGGCCGATCACCGTCAACTCTGGCCAGTCCAGATCAAGCCGATTTCCAGTCCACCGGGCACGACCACGACCACTCTTGCGGGGACGCTCCTATACGACTCTTCCGCCCCCTTCTCTCTCTCCCTCGCCCCAGGCACTGAGATCACGGCGAACGGGGTGCAGGCGACGCTTCGCCGTGTCATCTCTACGAGTCTTGTCGACCTGTACGAGAACGCGGGAGATGGAACCCACATCTCCTGGGAGATCAACTCTCCCGTTCTCCTCGCGCAGCCTCTCCCATTCTTTACCCACGCAATCTCGGCCAATCGTCTCGTGGCTGCGGGGGATTACCGCAACCCCGATGTCGTCTATATCTCCCGTACCGATGAGTTTGACTCGACGATCGAGACACTCCACTTTCCGATCGGCAACCCCTCAGACCCCATCCAGGGGTTGGGGTACTGGAACGGGTCGGTTTACGTGTTCACTCTCGAAAATCTCTACCGTATGGAGTTTCTGGGGGTTGATCCGGCGGGCGATCTGCTCGTGCGATTCGATCGTATCCCTGGGGCGGAGGGCCTCGCTCTGAAATGGGCGTTCGTCGTCGGTGACCGTCTCTATTGGCTCGCCAAGAGCGGCATTCTCGCGAGCGCTGGGGGTGTGGCCATCTCTCTAACCGATGGGGATCTCTACCCGCTTTTCCCTCACGAGGGGTTGGCCGGGCAAGCTGTCAACGGTTTCCAGCCCCCCGACCTGTCTCTATCCCGTCAGGGCAAAACCCGGCTCGAGTGGGGGCAGAAGTGGTTGATCTTCAACTACATTGACGCTAGCGGCAATCCTCGTGTGCTAGCGGGGAGAGAGAAGGCGGGGAGTATCGGCTGGTGGCCGTGGGTCTATAGCGTGGGGACGATCCACCATTTTGAGCGTGGAGAGGGGAAGCAGGCCTTGCTTGTAGGCTCGAACGAGTCTACGGGGAAGCTGTACAAAGCGGTGATGGGTCAGGGGGATCTCGGCTCGGCGTTCTCCTGGAAGGCGCGCACCGTGTCCGAGAACATGGGCGACCCCCGCCCCCGTAAGCAGGTGGGGGATACGTGGGTCGAGGTGGATAGCGGAGGGGGCTCGGTGGTCGCCCAGCTGTACTTCGACAGCGCCGCGGTTTCCGGCCCCAGCAAGACGATCTCGGGGAGCTCGGGTACCAAGCAGGTGGTGGTGGTCGACATCAATTCGGGGGCGGGACAGTTCGCACGCGACGTGGCGGTGGACTACTCCGGCTCCTCCTCGACTGACCGTCCCATCCTCTATGCCTGGGAACCGACCTGGCTCGACCGGCCTGTGGACACGTTCCTCGAGGCAACCGATTACGAGGATGGAGGGATGCCGGGAAGCAAGTTCGTGCGCGGCATCTGGATCGATCACGATACCTTCGGCGCGAGTCGATCGGCGGTGATCCAGAAGGATGGCAATACCACCACGGCCTACACGATTACAGGGATCACTTCCAACGGGCGCTCGCGGCAGTTCTTCCCGTTCAACCCGCCCTTCTACGCGTACACGATGCGTATCCTCCCCACAGACTCCGCCTCGTGGATGCGCTTCGCGTGGACCTGGGATGCCGATCCCGCGCCCGATCTGTCTACCGAAAGCCAAGCGTGGAGTGCTCTAGGCTACGACGGGTTGAAATACATCCAGGGTGTGGTGATCGACGCCGATACGGAAGGGGCGAGCGTCTCGATCCGCGTGGATACCGACGAGAACGCGGCCGCCTATACAATCGCCGGCGTCAATCACAACGGGCGGGCGCAGAAGCAGTATGACTTCAACCCACCGATTCTGGCCCATCTCGTGCGACTCACACCACTCTCCCCCGCGCGTGTGTGGCCCGTTCCCCCCACCCGTTGGGTCTGGGAGCCTGAGCCAGAATTGGCCGACTACTACCTCACGCAACAGACCACCCACGATATTGATGAGGCGTGGAAGGTGTGGCGCGATGGGATGATCATGCTCCGCTCAACGGGTATTGCCCGATTCCGTATTCTCGATGCAGCCACCAATGCCCAGCTCTTCTCGGTCGATATCCCCTCTACCGCGGGGCTACGCAAGCCGGAATACTTCCCCATCTCTTGTGCCAAAGCGGAGGCCGTACGTTACGAGTTGACTATGCTCTCCGGCCAATGCTCGCTCTACCGTCGTGACTCGTGGATTCGGGTACGCGGTTGGACGAGCGGCGAGTGGGTCCGCGCACACCCATTCGGAGATGAATCGCGCATTACAGGAGCCCGAGTCTGATGCCACGCTCATTCGATCTAGGAACAGTCCACGACCCCGCACAGCTCTACACGCTGCTCCAGGAGATGTCACGCGAGCTTGTCGCACTTCGTCAGAACGTGGACCAGACGCACAAGATCGCTAAGGAAGCGTCACAGATCACCCCTGGCGACGTTGCGATGATCCGGTCCCATCTGACAAGCGGGAACGATCTCGCTCTGGACATCACGGCTCTGCCGGGCATTGCCCTCAATCCACAGAAAGCGGGAGTGAACTCCTACACCGCGCTTCCCACGGTCTCGGGCCACCAATCGGCGCCGCTCCAGGAGCTGATCCGTGTGGGGCCGAAGCTCTATTGCCTCGACAGTACGACCAATCCCCCTTCATGGATCGCTGTGTCCTAAGAGATAGGGCAGCTGTGGTAGGGTACGTATATGACCGAAAAACAGAACTCAGATGCCCATGTGATTCTCGTCAGCCAAGAGCAGCGGGAGCGGTTTGATGCGGATGTTGCATCATTCACCGAGATCGCTCCTCCCGACCCCGCCTTCTCGGACGCCTACCAGCTCCTTGTTGGAGGAGATGTGACTGCCATCGGCTACCTGCAATCGCGCCTCCTGCGATTTGGTCCATTCGCTGTTGCGGGGGCGGGCACTGGAGCAGATGGACAACCGATCGGGAACCTCCAGCAAGCAGTGGACACGCTCGCCCCGATCTTCCGGGCGATCGACCACACGATCCTGGATGCACTCCAGCAGGTATGGCTCGAGAAGCAGGATCATTCTACCGAGCCGATCGACGTGCCTGGTCACGAGTATTATGATGTGTACTTGCAGGAGGGGTGTACGCCTCCCACAGCGCTGTTGGATGGGTTCGAGCTGGTTCCGGTGAGGGTGTGGAGGCATTATGTGGGTAAACAGCGAGAAACAGCACCGCCAGCAGTTCCCGACTGACGAACCGGATCGCTGGAATCCCCCTTCAGTAAGGCCTATCAATCCGGGGCAGTTCCAGTTCCAACCATGCGGATGGGGCGCTGTGATCGGCGCTGTCATCAGTGCCGTGGGCGCCTACATGGCCCAGAAGAAGGCGGCTAAGGCGCAGAACGCAGCCGCGGCGGGACAGGAAGGGCTGGTCGGCTTGCAATCAGATGCCGCCAAGCAGCTCATGCCCTACGGTATGAGCACCCTGCAACAGGGAGTGACTGCTCTGGCCCCGGTGATCGAGCAGTACCACCGCATGGTGGGGGGTGATCGCAATGCCCTACTCGAGTCGATCAATCCTCAGCTCTCGGATATCGCCAGCAGCTACGACCGACCTCTGCAATATATGACAGAGAGCGCTCCGCGTACCGCAGCCACCTCCGGCCAGCGTTTGGGAATGCTCTCGGCACGAGCCGATGCAATGAACAAAGCCACGATCGGAGCGCGTAACAGCGCCCTGTCCGGTTTGGCGGGGCTCGGAGGACAGCTCTCCAACATGGGGCTCGGCGCTCTAGGCGCCTCGTTTGGAGGGTTGCAAGGGGCGGCCGCCTCGAATAACGCTCTTATGAGTCAGCTGTTCAACTTGCGCAATCAGAACGACCAGTCCAGCGCGGATATGGGCGGGGCGGTAACCGATCTCATTACCCAACTGATGCAGCGCAGAGATACAAATAACAGTAGTGGCGGTGGCGGTGGTGGTAGTAGCAGCGGCGGCAATTCGGATGTGATCGACAACAGCTTGTTCTAGGGGTGTGCAATGGCAGGCGTACCAGGATTCTCCGTTTCCGGCTTTCTGCATGGGGTCGATAGCAGACTCCATGAGCAGCAGCTTCGCGAATACCAGGACGAGAAGGACCGCCGACATCAGATCGCCTCCAACATGGAGATGGTCCTCCAGAACACTCCCTATGCCTCGGTCAAGCAAAAGATCGTAGACGAGCTCGGTAAGCTCGCAGCCACCCCTACGAGTAAGCCCTACAAACAAAAGACAGGGATCTTCGATCCGGAGGAGACCCGGCACCCCTCGCAGGGGGACAATCCCCCACCGACTCATGAAGATGTCCGCGGGGCTGTGACAGATGCGGTGCAGAATCACGTGCTCCCGGCTCTGCTCAACCACGCACTGTCTGGTGGCGGCAGTGGTGACGTCGCTAGTGGTGGCGGTGGGCAGGCTGATGCGTCCGCGCCGCCCAACTCCCCACCAGCCCCGCCGATTTCAGCGGATGCTAGTTCGGGGGATATGCAACCCTCCCCTCTCGTCTCCAACATCGATCTGGGAGCTCCCCCTGCTACCCCCACGGCCCCCATCGCCACAGCTCCCATCTCCGCTGCTGGAGGAACTCCGCCCACCGGAGCACTCCCCACTCCTGATCGGAGCCTCCCAGCGCCTTCCCCCTTACTGGCCTCGGCTCCTCCGACAACGCCGCTCCCCCCGTCGACGCCACAGCCGGGCGCTCCTCCCACGGCTCCAGCCACACCACCGACTATGCCTCCACATCTTGGCGGCGCATTCGAGTCCCCCGAGGAGACTGCCGCGCGCCATATGCACGCAGCCCGTGCCGAGGCAGAGCTCAAGCAGGAGATGGACGCTCGGAGTCTCTCCACCAAGCTCGCTCTCGAGCGCCAGTACGGGATGGGGTCGAACGGGAAGCTCCTCATCGACCCGGCGAAGATGGCCGGACTCGGCAAGCAGTACGATCCGGGCGCTCCCGACGCAGATCCGTTCGGCTACCGAAACATGCGATTTGAGGAGTTGCCCCCCAAGCTGCAAGAGCAACACAATCTCAACGCGGCGCGGGTGCAGATCGCGCAGAACAAGAACGATATCGCGCGGCTCAAAGCTGAGGCCTACGCGCACGGCACCCCTGACGCCTGGGCACGGGTCGGTATTGCCCAGCAGAACGCCAACACCTACGCGCGCAAGGTGATGAACGATGAGATTGTGAGTCTCAAGAAGTACCCCGACAACCTCCTCAACGGGGACGGTCATCTACTCAGCGGCCCCGCGCAGAAGTCCATGGCCGAGCTCGACCCGCGTCTGAAGCGCATCAACCAGCTCATCGACTCGTTCGAGCCTTACAAGAACATCAACCAACCCTACTACCTCCTCGCCGAGCGGATGAAGTACGACATTGGTTTCGGCTCGTCGGACGATATCGGCAAGGAGATCTCGGCTCTGGAACTGGCCAAGCTCCAATCCGTTGCCTCAGTCACCAAGGGGATGAGCCGCAACATCCGCGTGTTCGAAGAGGGGCTGATTCACGCAGCCAAGACCAAGACAGACAGCCCGATGCTGATCCATCAAAAACTCGTCAACATCCGCGATCAGCTCGTCCAAGCGGAACGAGGGGCGGTACAGTTCGGCAACAAGACGGGGGCGGTGTCGGGCCACATGACCCCCACCGGATGGGAGGAGGGTACTCCCCCGTCATCCAATACGAATCAGCTTCCGCCCTCGTCGGGAGGACCGCCGCAGACACCGATCTCCTCGCGCACAACCCGACCGGGCTCGCAGAGTCAGGGTCGATCTGGTGGGGGTGGTGGGGGCGGCAAGGAAGTCGTTTATGTTCGGGGGGCCAACGGGAAGCTCGTGGCCCAGACCCAGCCGTAACTGGTAACTGTAGAAGGGCAATATGGCCAAACACGCACGATTGCCAGACGGCACGGTCCTCTCCTTCCCTGACGATGCGACCCAGGCGGAGATGGACCAGATCGTCAACGCCCATGACGCTGCTAATGGCCCCCCAAAAGCAGCGGCTCCCCTCTCCATTGCGGAGCAAGCTGCCTCGCGTCTCAAACAGCGGGGAGTGGTGATCCGACGCGATCCCCAGACGGGGATGGTAAGTCGCCCCCCTGTGGATGTTGCAAACGAGCCTCCCTCCACGAGCTGGACGGATAGTGCTTCGCGTTTCGCCCGGGGTGTGGGGGAGTCACTTGGAGTGGGCTCCAATGCGCAGGCTCAGGAGACTGCCAAGCAATTCGACCCGGTGGAGCAGGCCCAGCGTGCGTGGCAGGCCGCAAAGGAAGGGCATGGGGCCGAGGCGTTCGCTCGGGGAGCACAAGCGGCACTCGGGCCTGCTGGTGGGATGATCGTTCCCCTTCTCCAGCACGCGCCGGAGCAGATGATCGATCAAGCAGACCAGGCGCGGGAGGCTCTCCCCGGCGGGAGTTATGTCCGGCAGAACCCCGATGGCACGACCGAGGTCGTGGGGCCACGTGGCGAGCCCCTTCCTCCCGGCGCATTCTCTCGAGCTACCGGGCACTCGCTTGCCTCGATCGTACCAGTTGTGGGCCCCGCAGCGGCCGATGCTGGGGAGCTCGCGGGGACAGACACGCCCCGTGCCGCGGGACGTGCTACGGGCCTACTCGCCCCATTCGCAGCAGGACCGCTGCTCGATCGGATCACCCCCGACACAGCTCCCACCGTGATCCCAAAATCCCCCGTACGGAAGACGTTGGCAGAGGTCACGGGGAGCAAGCCTCTGGCTGTAGCCGAGAAGGTGGTGGAGAACTCCCTCCCTGGCTCGGTCGTGTACAACGCCTTCCGCAAAGGGGCGCAGCAGGATGTACTCAATCTGGCTCATGACACCGCGCAGAAGATCTCCGGCTTCAACGGGACGCCGGAGCAGCTGGGGGAGCATATCAGCCAGAAGATTGGCGAGGCGAAGGTCAAGCTCAATCAGGAAGCGAACCAGATGCACAGCGCCGTGGATCAGGAAGCGTCCCCTACGCTGAGGCAAGTTACGGTGCCAAGCTACCGTAGCGAGCCGACTGGCCTTGTGCAATCGGACGGGACACCGATCATGCGCCAGGTGGCCGAATCCAAAACGGCCCTGGTCCCCGATCCCAATTCAGGGGTGTGGGTGGACACGACCGAGTGGAAGAAGCTCGCGGCCGATCTGAAGCAGCGCTACGACGACCCCAATCTCGCTGTGGGGGATTCGGATCTCTCCGCTGTGCGCGGTCAGCTCGACAAAGTTCTCTCGCTCGATGACAAAGTGCCATGGAACAGTGCCAAGCAGAGCCGGTCGTTCCTGCTCAAAGCGGCGCGCAAGTTCGACGAGCCCATCCCAGGCATGCGCGCGGGGGTGAACGGCAAGCTAGCGAGTGCTGTGGATCAGTCGATGGAAGATGCGCTCGCGAGTAAGGGGCGCACAGATCTATTGCAAAAGTGGCGCGATGCGAACCAGCTCACCCGCGAGAACAAGCAAACGTTCAACGAGAGCGTGGTTGGGGCGCTCGAGGACGCGAGCCCTGAGAAAGCGTACAAGGTGCTCACGGCGAGCGGGACAGATCTGGACGACATTCGCATGATCAAGCAGCACGTGGGGCAAGACACCTTCGATGCGATGGCAGGGAAGGTGGTCCAGAACCTGGTGGATGACGCAACCGCCAAGGATGGGACGTTCGACGCCAAGCGGTTCAGCGTGAGTCTGGACAAGCTCTCGCGGGATGGGCGTCTCTCGGAGATCCTCTCCGAACCGACGGTGAAAGAGCTCTACAACTTGCGCGATGAAGCACGATCGATCAAAGCTCCTGGTGGGCTCAAGACAAGTGTGCTCAGCCCCCTCAACTTCGGGGCCACTACCAGCCTGATGAGTGCAACATTCCTCCACTCGTTGCCCACAGCTCTGGCTACTGCCGGAGGGGCTGCTGGAACGATGCTTCTCGCCAAGATCCTCACTTCCCCGGAAGGGGTTATGGCCTTCCGGAACATTCTCGCGAAGTACGGTGGTAACGTGATGCAGGCGACCGCTGAAATGAGTCGCCTGTTGAAGGCGAATGCGGGCGAGAATGCACGGACAGCGAAGCAGAAACCCACCAGTCCCTCTGGCGCCCCCAGCGCTACTGGCTCGTCCAGTGCGGCTGTGCGCGGCGAAACGTCAGGGCCTCCTACCACACCATAGAGCAATTGGCTCGTCACCTGCAATCGCCCATCGTAGCAAGATCGGTGGGCACGAATCAGGCACAATCAAGGGTGAGTTGCAAATAATCCGGGCGATTGTGTCCGGATGTATTGCAGAGTCGTGTGGGGATTTGACATGATGAACTCCAGAGAGGTTGATCTCACGGAAGGGCGGTGGGCGCCATGTCTGGACAACTCATGTCTATATTCGGATTCGCTTTTTCGGTCCTGGCGGCAATCGGAACGGCGTTCTCGATCTGGCGAAGTTGGAATGATCGGTCAGATCGGAATGAGCTCCGATTGGTCTCGACGGTCACCGAGAGCGACAAGTTCCGAGACCGGGTCGTGGAGATCGTAATCTCCCACGACAGAATCGAGGCCAAGATGGACGGCGTGGCGCGAGCAGTTGTGTTCGAGGAGCTCCCGGACAACGAGACGGTGGCAGCCTTACGTAAGGGCGTGGAGACTCTCCAGAAGAACGTGGAGTCGCTCCAGGGGATCTTCATGCACGCAGGCGTGCAGCGAATGCTCAGCGGTAGCTACGAGAACAAGCCCATGGATCAGATCCCCATCCGGAAATCCTAACGGCCGAGACGATGCCCATGGTACGCTGCCCATGGGCACGTCAGGGTGGGGCGGCGGGTGGGGTAGAGGGTGAGTGTGGGCGTGCCCTACGTTCCCGTTTCTCCTTACTCTTCCCGCCCTTCTTAGAGCTATGGCCATCCTTTATGGCCCGGGTCTACGATGAGCTTCTTCTCCATCGCGTAGACCTTCCCCAGTGTCCCGTTGCGATCCCGATCGCGCTCGAGCACTGTCTCGAACCCCTCTGATCGGTAGAGCGCCAGAGCTGCTGCGTTGATCTCCCTTACCTCTTCCAGATGGATCGTGTCCCCTCCCACGTCGATCGCCGCGCGGTAGGCATGGTGGAGCAGGTCGCGGCCGATCCCTCGGCGTCTCCACAGCTCTGTGACTCCCAGACGATAAACACGCAAGCCGATCCAGGGGGCACGTGGCGAGGGGAGAGCTGAGAAGAGGTAACCGACAACCTGCCCATTGACACGTGTCTCGGGGACGGCTACCAGAGCGAAGCGGTTGGGTAGCGCGATCTCGTAGCCGATCTGGTGCAGATCCATGTTGAACGGAGCGGGGATGCATTCCTTCTCTAGCGAGGCGATGCCGCGGTAATCCTCGAATTGGGCGGGGCGGATGATGTAGCGATCTGGATTCATTCAACAAACCCCGCCAGCACTGGCTGTTTGAAGAACGCGTAGTACTCGGGGCTCCCTACCTCGAACCCCCACTTCTCGAGGAAACGTTGGCGGTTCTCGTTTGCCTGCTTGCCGATCTGCTCAGCTGCCTCTGGCAACGCGTACTTGATCGTCTGTGCTCCCCCACCCACGTGGTAGAAGGGGAGGTCAATCGCCACCGCCTCCACCCCCGCCTTATGCATTCGGCAGTGATAATCGCTATCTTCGGCATAGGCTCCGAGAAACTTCTCATCGAATGGGCCGACCTCGTCGAAGCAGCTACGGGAGATCATGAAGCAGGAGAAGTCCGGATGCGGTCGGGTGTTCTCCGGGTGGGGCGTCGCGTTCACCACGTCCTCATACGAGTCCTTGCCAATCGCGGTGACGAAATACCCATCGCGCTCTTTGAGAAGGCGGTAGGTGTCGGGGCGAAGCCACACGTCTTGGTTGCAGACGAGCACTTGCCGAGCATCGAGATAGCGAAGCCAGCGCAAGCCAGCGTTCCACGCGTGGGCCACCCCCTTCTGCGGGTAGAAATCCATCGAGGTGACTTGCCCATCGGTGAGCTTATTGATCGAGTGAATCCAGTCCACCGTTCCATCTGTCGACCCGTTGTTGATGATGAGCACGCGTACACTGGGCACGTCCTGATAGAGGAACGAGTCCACCGCTTGCGCAAGCAGCGGTTGATTGTTGTGCGCCACAGTCATGATCCAATTTGTCATTTGATTGTTCCTCTCTCCCAGTGCGCGACAATGCGCAGTTGTTCGAGCCTTCGGGTTGCGGCACGGCGCCGCTCCCTCTGTACCCTCGCGGCTCTACCCACCGCCTCGAGTGTGGCCCAATGCCCCGCCTCGATCCAGCTCGCCCCACCGCACTTGGGGCACTTGCCTCGGAACGCCACCTGTCGGTCGCAATCGGGGCAGATGATGAGCAGATCCCGTCCCAGATCCACGCCCTCAGCAGACTCGGGGGAGCGTTCGGTTACGTGTTGCACCAGATCCGTGAACGACTTCTCGCGGTCATCGGCTTCGGTCATCTCGGGCATTCGTCGCACCTCCAGCTGATCGCGATGACGGTGATGACGTAGATCGCGAGCATCACCGCCACCTGGATCACAATGCCTGATCTACGTGATGACATGGTCGACGGTGTAGAGAGACGGGTAGTCCGAGCGGGAGGTCTCCGAGGGCATGACGAGCCATGAAGTGCCGCTCACGCTGCGCATGACCACATCTCCCTCCTTGAATCCCGCGCTACGAAGAGAATCGTCTGGGGGAAAGGGAAGAGCGCGTGAGGCCGCATAGACAGCTGGGACTGACTCCCGAGGAGAGTCGTTGAAGGCCGCCTCGGCGTCTTTCATCGGAGAGGCGCCTCTCATTGGAGATGGGGATGGAGATGGAGAGGAGGCACCAGCGGCGGTGGTTGGTAATCCGGGGAGCTCGCCTGTCTGCTTCATCGAGTCGACCAGAGCGTTGATGAGCGACTCGATGAGGATGTCGAGCAGAGGGTTCTTTGTCGAGACCTCGGCGAATTGCAGCGCGAGGACGAGGCCCTGCTTGACTAGTTGCTGCTTCTGCGACCCGTTCCCTTTGCCGAGGGTGTTCTCGGCTACGCGGATCAGGTACCGGGCGAAGTCGTTGAATGTACCGAATGAGGTGAGAAAGCCTGAGAGGATATTGGTGTTGGAAGTGGCTGTGGGCGTTGGCGCGTTGTCGGGCATCGGAGTGACTCCTATTATGGTTGGTTTGAACAGCGGTTTGAAACGACTAGTGAATTGGGCAACGAGCATGATCAGTGCTCCAGAAGACTCGTTACATTGTCGGGTACTTCTCCGCTGCCACACTTCTCGCACTCCGGTAATATGTACTGCCCGAAGTACTCCTGCGTCGGTTGCACTGCCACGATTCGGATGATCGGGAACTCGCTGTTCTCATCGATCACATCCCGCACTTGCAGAATGGCGTCCTCTGCGCTCTTCGCGAAGACGAATACGATAACCATCCCTTCTTGCGCTCTCCCCGCTTGTGGCGAGCGTGGGTCTAGTTCCACCTTGGAGCTCAGATACTGCACTGCGAACTTGATCAACTCATCGCTTTTCCTCGACTTCTGCTTTGCCACTTGCTTCCTCCCTCTTTTTACAATTCTCACACTTCAACCGGAGCGCCCAACCCGTTCCGCCTAGGAAGTTCCACATCGGATCTTCCACAACAGCAGAAGATATGTAGTAGGCAGCCCTGCACACGCGGCATGTCACTCTCTGATAAAGCCCTCCCAATCGCTCCCCTCTCTTATGGAAAAGGCCCCGAGACCGACACGAGTCCCGAGGCCTTGGCACTATGCGCAGCTATTACTGTCCCAGCGACGGGGGGGCTGGAGGTGCGTCGATCGCGTCGACTCCCGCCTTGAGCCCGTCGACCTGCGTGTCGAGAGCGTCGAGCTGCTCGGAGGTGACAACACCCCCATTGTCGATCTGCTTCTGGAGCTCATCGATCTTCGCTTTAAGAGTGGCGACGTCCGTTGTGACACGTGCCTTGAGATCGTCGATCGCGTCTCCGAGAGCTTTCACATGCTGCTTGACTTCGTCGATAGTGGCCATAATTCGCTTCTCCTTTTCGTCTAGCTTTTGTGATACAGCATTGATACGCAATTGTGAGATGTAATTCGATACGACAATGAGCAACACGATATACCACATGGTATTACCCCTTTGCTGCCGGCAGAATGATGGGGGCGAGTGGAGTCACCAGGCACGTCTTATCCTGATACGATTCGCGTATGTTGCACGCACGAGGCAGGCACTGGCGGCAGACCTCGATCCATGGCTTCCACGGCTTGCCCAGCTCCGAGCTGTATTCGACCCGGAATTCTGGGACGCCATCGCACTCTCTTTGCACGTCGACCCCGTCGGCATTCATTTGGGAAATCAAGCCAGAGCATTTCATCGTGCGTCCTTTCACATTGCTATGGGTTCTACGAGCCAGGAATTCGGCCTGATCTTCTCGTTTTCATCGATAGCGTAGAGAAGGCAACGGCTGCAATATCTCCAAGGCCGCCCTCCATCCGCGCCAAGTAGGCGCGCCTGGATAGTCCTGTACCTGGCTGGTTCCGGGCACAGCTTTCTTCTGCCCTCGCCATCTCTCTGCTCTCCATCACACTGCCACATTAGATCCTCCTCTTTTACGAAGACAGAATTGGCAGCACATCCCGAAAGAGATCATAAATCCGCCGATGAGCATCATCGTACAACTCCTGCCCGTCGCGATACCCCAGTTCCTTTACGCAGCGCTCGTATTGCTCGGCCATGAGCACCGATGTTGAGCCCCCGGCATGGTGGCAGGCGATGGGCAGCATCCACGTCTCCCAATCGTACCTCGCCGCCATGCACGAGATCCAAGCGTCATACATATGGAAAGGGATACCGTCCTTCAAACATTGTTCCCAGCCGCCGCACTGCTCGTAGAGCTCGCGTCGGATGATGAGAGAGAACCCGTCGAGGGCGGCTACGCGCGTGGGCACTGTGACACGACGACCGTGCGACTCGGCCTCACGCATGTTCGAGATGAAGTCGTGACGCGGGAGCTGCTGGAGGCGATAGGGCGTCTTGTAGATGTCGCGATCGGCGAAGCCCAGACCCCCACCGAAACCGGCGAGACCACAGCGCGAGTTGGTATCGAAGTGGCGGAAGACATCTCCAGCCCAGAAGGTCTGCTCGATCGTCACATCGTCGTGGAGAAAGGCGAGAAGATCAGGCAGACCCCCATTGACCCCTGTTGAGCCGCAGTGCATGGCGGTTACAGGGAGCACCGGGCCTTCGGTGGACTCCATGGTGAACCGCAGGTGAGAGCGCCCCCGTATGGGACTGCCCTCATCTAACAGAGCACTTTCGGTCACGTCGGGGCACACGATGGTGTAACTCACACATAGTGGCTGGCCAGTGGCATTCTGCATTACTGCCCCCACCTCTGCTCCCTCTTGCATCGACTCCAGGGCGTTTGCCACGCGTTCGGCGCCCCACGAGGGGATGATGACCTCCATGTGCACCGTGTTTGTGCTCATGCTCCAATCCCCCGCAACATCCACTTCTGCCACACCGACGGCCACAGCTTCTTCCAGTCGAGATGCTCAATCGCCTTACGGTATCGCTCACCACCAGCTCTGTCATCGCCCTCAGCGTAGGGAGATCGGATCATGTCAAGAGTCATCTCTGCCCAGTCGGCAGCGTCCCACTGGGGGCGCGACACGTTCCAGCGCGTGTCCCATCGGCTGTTGATGAGACCAGCCGGTACCACAAGCTCTTCAAAAGGAATCCACTCGCTACCCGCCCCAGCGGGACCGTGCATTACTGGCACTCCGCACGCCAAGCTCTCCACGATCGGGTACCCGAACCCCTCCCCGTCGCTCGGGAGCACGGTGAGATTGCACGCCGAGTACCGGTGCGACATCACCAGATCAGATGGCACGTCAACGGTAACGCAGGTGATATCGGCCAGGCCGAAATCGGTGATAAGCGCGGCCATGTCCCAGTACCGATCGACGTCGTCGGTGTGACACCACAGGCGCAGGACCGAGGGGTACTCCAGTTCCTTGCGCACTCGACGCATCATGTCGGCCCACAGTCCCCAGTTCTTCCTGGGCTGGTTTGACATCACGCAACCGATGAGAGTGTGTTTGTCGGTCAGCCCTCCTGCGAATCCGCCGGCGAGCATCGACCGGGACACATCCCGATCGCGCGGGGTAAACGTGGTCGTGTTGATGCCGTGAGGAATCCAATCCACGTCGGGGTGATCGGGGACTGTGGCGCGGAGCACGCGCTCGCCAAACCGACTATAGGCGAGGACTCGGTCATATTGGAGAAGGGTGTGGCGAATCGTACCTGTGAGTGCCCCATCCACCCCCGGCCCCTCCCCATCCACGGCGAAGTAGCCCCAGATGGATACGGGATGGCCGGCCATGAACTCGTGGCCGAACCAAGGGGAGAGGCGCGAGGGGTCCCAGAGCGTCATGATGATGCCCGGCTCGTCCCCCGCGAAGTTCTGCCACACCGCGCGGAGGATGTTGTCCCCCCATTGGCTCTCGGCGGTGGGCTGGTAGTTGTACTGGGCGAAGGGGAGGGAACGATCGTACGTCCCTCCCCGGCCCAGAAAGCCCACGCGGAAGTGGGGGAGGCGGGAGGTTTGAACGGCGAGGTCACGGCCGATCCGGGCCAGACCTGTGGGAAGAGTGGGGGCGTCCCCTAGGAACAGGAGGGGGATAGGGCGACGCTGCCAGCGGAATGCGAGAGGAGTTGTCATAGAGATGGCAGCCTTAAACTGTCGTCATCGATCTGCACTGGCATTCCTGGGTGCGTCTTCCAGAGAGCCCGCTCAGCACCTACCCGCAGAGACTCCTTCCAAGCAGAGAACATCACTGGATCATGAATGGCGAGTGCCTCTGGAAGGCAACCCATGTACACACTGCGCTTGCCTGGCTCGCAGAAAACTGCCTCTATCACGGGCGGCGTCGGCTCCCACACCCCCAAGTAGTTGCGCTGATACAGCGCAACTCGAGCACTATAGATACCTTCTGGTGGCTTATTCGTCATCATCACTCTCCCACGGCTTCTTCGCCTCCCCAGGCATGAAGATCTTCACGCTCGGCTGAATCACTGTCGACTTGCCTCGATGGTTGTCCATCTCCTCTTCAGTGATCCCCTTGCGCAGAAGAGTTATCTTCACCCACTTACGATTGAGAGAGCCTTTCCGCTCACCCCCCTTGACCCGTTGGAAGCCGACGCCGCGGTAGTTCACCGTGTTGACGTCGACGTCGCCCAGGCCCAGATCGATCTTCGAATGGAGGATGGGGTATAGCCCCCGGAGCTCCTCCTCGCGGGTGGCGATCTCCTTCTTCAATTGGATGGCCTTGTCCATGATCCGGTCGGCTTGGAGCCGTTTGAGCTTGGGGAACTCGGTCCAGTCGGGAGCGTTGGGGAACCGGGGACCGGGTTCGGTGGACTCGATCTCCTCGTCCTCGTCTACTGCCACTACTACAGGTTTGGCGGCACGTGTCATTGAGCACACTCCTCCTTTGCGAGAGAGATACTGTACCAGGTTTGATACGGCGATGTCAAGCGAACAGCATGTAGGTGCTCATCCTGGCTTCTGTCAGACTGGCCTCTGTCGGATGAGCAGCCCGTCCCAATACCCCACATGCTTCCAGGAGCCGGTGTACTTGTCGGCGTAATGGCGCACCGCCCAGTGAGGAGAGTCGGGATCGGCTGGCTCGTCGTAATCGTGGAAGGCGACATACCCGCCAGGGCGTACCATCGGCGTCCATCGCTCACAATCGATCGAGACGTTGGCCTCGTCGTGACCGGCATCGATCACGAGCAGATCAATCGGACGCAGCGAGTCTGGTAGGTGTGGAGTGTGTGTCGATCCGTTAATGAGGTAGGAGTTCCCGCCCCACAGACGGGCCGCCTCCATAAGAGCCTTCACCCCTTCGTATGTGTTCTCGAGGCCCCAGTTGTCGATGCCAATGTAGCGACCGGGGCAACGTTTGAGATAGCCAAAGCCGCACGACCACGCAGCAGCCGCGAGCACCAAGGCCGTCTTGCCGTTGCACACCCCGAGCTCGACGATTGTCCCACCGGGGTAGATGTCGAAGAGAACGCGCTGCTGCTCCTCGGTCATCGAGTAATGATCCGAGGCGGATCGGGCTACGGTGATTACCTCTTCCCACAACGCATCATTCAACGGGTTACTCGGTTCCATTGCTCTCCCCCACCAGATCTGATTTCCCATACAGCCGCGTTCTGCTTACCGGCCCGAGAAATTGCACTCGGCGCGCTCTCTTTCTCCTACCCCCACGACGGACTTTGCGAATGTGCTAGCCCGATCGCAACAACCTATCCCACTTGTCGATGTCGTTTGCTGTCTTCATCAGCAGATGATCGAAGTAAAGACGATCGTGTTTGATTCGATCGAGATCATCGACCGAGATGACACAGGCGGCATAATAGAACACGGTCGATTGGCGGCCTGTGGATACATACTCGATAGCTGTGCGCCACGCAAATCCACCGATCACGTATTTGTGATCTTGTGTCCGTAGAAATCCATAGCATTTAACGATCGGATCGCCTTCGCCGCTGAACCGATCGAACATGAATCTCTGCGTGTACACGTCGAGTGCGTCGCGCATCCGCGCCCACTCCGGTCCCCGCCACCAATGAGCCGGTTCCGTCAGTCCTTCAACTCGCTCCATCGTTTCCCCCATTTGCCCTTGCACCCCAATGGCACGGATATCCGCACCGTCTCTGTCATCGCCCGCCGAATCATTGGATCGATCAAATCTTCCAACCCCTCGGGGAACTCGAACAATAACTCGTCATGGATCTGCATCAAGGGCTGTACGTCCCACCCCCTCTCCCATAGTGGCGGAAGAACGTAATCCCAGATGTGCCCCATCGCTTTCTTCAGAATATGCCCGGCGAACTCCTGCACCTCGTAATTGCCCGCCTGCCTCTGGGCTTCTTCCCGTACCCAGGATGCTGCTGACTGCACCGCGGCCACGTGCCTGATCCTGCCTGATTGTGATCGGACGTAGCCGTAGCGACGTGCCTCGGTGAACTTCCTCTCCCAGAAACGCATGATCCCCGGATACGCTACCTTCAAATAACTATCGATCAGAGCTTGAGCCTCAGCCTCGGTGATCTCGATTCCACGCAGGGCAAACTGGGTCCGCAATCCCTGCGCTGTGATGCCGTAGATCATCCCGAACCCCACGTTCTTCGCTGACGATCGTTGGGTCGAGGTGACCTCGGCAATGGGCACCTTCCAGATCAGCGACGCGGTGAGGCGATGGATGTCGTGGCATCGGCACTCCCCCTCCGCCAGCTTCACGGGGCACGTGGCCCCCTCGTTGAACAGACGCAAGAGATTCTCGTCCTGGGTGCAGTGCGCCATGACGCGCATCTCCACCTGATCCAGATCCCACGAACCGAGCAGATACCCCGGTCGTGCGACAAAGCCCCCGCGGATCTTCCTCCCCTCTTCTGATCGGGTGGGGATGTTCTGGAGTTGGATCGAGTCCTTCGCTCTCTTGCGCTTGGAGGAGGATAGACGCCCCGTGGCTGTGCGAGTGATGTTGATCTGCGTACGCACCCTACCATCGGTGCTACGGAGCTGAGCGAGGGGGAGGGCGTATGTACCCACGAGCTTGGACAGCTCCCTATATCTCATGATCAGATCGACAGACGGGTGGCTCGTGAGAATCTTCAACTGCTCGAGCACCTTGTCGTCGGTCGACTCGTTCTCCTTCGACTTGGTTTTCTTCACCGTCGGCAGCCCCAGTCGGTCGAAGAGGAAGTTGGCCATCTGCTTGGACGATCCCGGATTGACGTAGTAGCCAGCGATGCGCTTGAGCTGATGAACGATCCCATCCATCTCGGCGCGCCACTGGGCAACGAGTCCGTGGAAATAGTCGCAGTCGATGAGCATCCCGTTCTGTTGCATGCGCAGAACGATCGGGATGATCGACATATCCGTCCGGTACGCCTCAACAACCCCCGCCTCCTCCATGAGAGGAATCATCGTCAGAGCGGCGCGGAGTGTGGCATCGGCGTCACGTGAGGCGTAGTGGATAGCCACGTCAAGGGGGACACCGTCCATCGTGGGAGTGGGCATGGGGCCGAGCTCGGTCTCAACGATCTCCCGCACCTCTTCCGGATCGACCTTGCGCCATGCGTCGTAGAGCGTATCGTCCTCGTCGACATCCAGCATCTCCGGAGCGATGGCTTTGGACAGCATGCTCCTCAGGCGCCGGCCGATCGATTGCGGCTGGTAGATCTTCGCCTTGCCCGTGGGGCTGTCCCAGAGGAGTACAGGCTCGGGACGTGGCCACGAGGTGCCATCCCCGTCGCACGTGGAGCACTTCTTGAGCGAGCGGGCAACCTTCCCGTTCTTGTACTGGCGTACATTCACCATCTTCCCCTGACCGCGGCAGTCGGGGCATTGGCGATGAGCCAGAGCCGCACGCATGTAGTCGATCGCCATCCGCTGCTCGGCGGGGGCGGTCAAGCTCTCGTAGTCGTCCATCTCCATGGCGTGGAGACGGTACGAGAGAACCTTCAGCGCCTGGGGGTACATCGGCCCAAGGTTGAAGGCCATCACCATCGTGTCGTGCCATGGCATCTGGAGCCACCAGGGGCGGCGCTGGAAGGAGATGTCGTCCTCGTCGGCCTGGCGCTTCTTCCAGAGCCGGTCGATCGCGGTGGGGTCGATCCCCATCGCCTCGATCACCTCCAGATCGTGCATGGCGAAGTGCCACACGACGGGGACGTGGTACGCCTCGATGCTCCTGCAAACTGCCTCGATCACCTCGGTGGACTCGCGCCGGACGATGTACCCGGTACCGCGATGCCCGGATAGAGACAAGCACCAGGGGGCAGTGACCGAGCCCTCGGTATCCATTCCCAGGAGGCCGTGGGTGACGTCCAAGCCCCAGTCATCCCCGTCGCGCAATTCGGCATAGACGGGGTTGGGGTACGCGTCCTCACGCTCCGGCATCTCTCCACGAAGCAGCCGACCCACAGCGTCGAACCCAGCCTGGATGATCGATTGCTTGTCGGGGGAGTACAGACCCAGGGCGGGGTGGTGGATGGGGACGACACTCACACGCAACCGTCCCATGGGCTGGGAGCAGCCAAGGCAGCGAGGGTGGGTAACAGGACACCCGTGCAGCTGGCAGATGTCGACGGAGTGAGCCAATCCCCACTCCCGATCCATCGACACCTTGCGCCCCAGGAACCAGCGCGTGCTGAAGCGGCCGAGGGTGACGACGATCTGTGGCTGGACATCGATCAGATCGGCCATGAGCCACTGCTCATCACGCAGGATCTCGGCCTCGGTGGGATCGGCGTTGTTATCGGGGCGATAGCGGAGCAGGTTCGCGATGAAGCAGTCCTCGCGCGCGAGGAGGATCGATCGGCAATAGCGATCGACCTCGTTGCCCGACATGCCGACGAACGGCTCGCGCGCGCGGTCCTCCTTCTCACCAGGGGCCTCGCCCACGAACATGAGGCGCGCGGGGCGTGGGCCTTTGCCGGGGACGAAATTAGCCACGAGCTCGAGCCCTCGCCTTCGCCGCCCGCACGATTGCTCCAATCCGATGGCGCTCGTACTGCCGGATGAGAAAGCGGATCGCTTCCTGCCGGCTCATGAGGGGCTCGCCTAGACGCCCGCAGAAGGCGTCGAGCGCAGACAGCTCTTCGTCGTACAGGGTGATGGTGATTCGCTGTCCTCTACTCATCTCTGCCCTCCCAGGCATCGTCTATCCGTTGTGCCGTCTTCTTCCCTAGACGTCTTGGCTTCTTCACCTTCCCATCCGCTCCTCTCCCCCCTCCCACAACGATCTCCGCCCATTGTTCTGGAGTGGCGATGGCCGCAGCTCTGGCCGAGGGGAAGTGGCGCTCGATCGCCGCTATTGCCTCGGGTCCCACACCGGGGAGCTCGGCAGCCATCCGCACGAGAAACGGCAGCTCCCCCCGAAGCGATGCTCTGTGACTCTTGTCCTGAGCCAGGTGCGAGCGGTGCTCTTCAAACGCTTTGTCATTCCACCAGCGCCACCACGAGCCGATCAGCCTCCCTGCCTGGATGTAATTCGACGGGCGCTCAATACGCAACCCCGCCATGATCTGCATCGTGAAGAGCCAGTGCTCGACCTCGGCGTAGCGCCACACGCGCGAGCCCCAGCCCATCTCGGCGGTGTTGTACCACCCAGCCCCCCGACCTATCGGCGCTCCCCGCACCTCAAGCTGGTTGCCCGTCTCGTCACTCCCCTCACGCCAGATGCCCTGCACGATGAGATGGTGGTAGTCGTATTTGAGCAGGGGCTCGAGCTGAGTGCCTGAGAACCGCCCATCTCCGATGCATTTGAGCAGGTCGGGGAGGGTTTTGTGCTCCATGCCGATCTCCAGACGGGTGCCACCTGGCCCCCATCCCATGAAGAGCACGTCGGTGGAGAGTCGTTGGGAGATACGGACGAGATGGCGTGGGACGATGTAACGGGCCAGCTCGTTCGAGCCGGCACGTGAGTCGACAAGTATCATGAGGGGGGTTGTCCTCCATAATACCCCGCGGGCACAGACCAACGAGGCATTACGCAGCACAACTGGCTCCGCCCCTATCCCACCCAGATCGGCCACGCGCCGATCCGTCTCAGACCTATCCGTTAACCTTCGCAAGAGATTGAGCGGATAGAGGCGAGAGCCAGACTCAGTTCAGATTTACTTCTTCTTAGGCGAGGGGGGCTTCTGCTTGTTGACAGTCGCGTAGCCGATCTCTTCGGCTTTCTCGGCTGACTTTCCCTCTTTCTCTTCCGACTCCATTACGTGCTTGGCTTGACGGTCTTCCTTTGGCGTGAACTTCGATCCTTTACCCGGCATGGTCATCATCTCCTTTCTTTAATCGGCGGTCCGGTTTGAACTCGCCGCGCTCTCTTATCATCTGTATCTGAATATCCGCGATTTCAGCGCCACGCAACTCCTTCAAAGCACTGAATACTGCTTGCTCATCACACGTCATCACACAATCAAATAGCGGAAAAGAAAGCCGTAAGTAAGTCAAGTGGCCTTGACTTCCACTGTGGCATCCGCAACGGGCACAGTGGTACTCGTAGCAGTGTTCGTTGCCACACTCCCAAATAGCCCAGTCCTCTGTGGCGTGATCATGTGGCATCTGGTCTCACCACCGTCGATCGTTGACGCTTGTCGTATTCAAGACGCTCGATGCGGGCAGCGAGCTTTCGAAGCGCGCCATCTCTTATCTCCAGTCGTCGGGACTCGTCCCGTCAATGATCTCGCTCGCCAATTCCGCGAACCCATACCGCTTACTGTCGTAGCTCTCCCCTTCGAGCTCGGTGTTGTGCCGGCAGTTCTGGATCGTGTACACGAACGAGTGCTCACTCCCCCCGCCCACTGTCTTCTTCACCTTCTTCTCACAGCGCACGATCGCCTGCACCAGAAACTCGACCTGGTTGAAGCCTGACGGTTTGACCTTCCCATCCCACTCCGTCAACTTGTGTAAGAGGAGCAGGTTCGCGTCGTAGTAGAACGCCTCGCGTACCAGTCCGGCGAATAAGCTGTTTACACGGGTGCGCTCCATCGGCATGATCTTCTCGTTCTTGCCGATAAGAGCAAGACAGCCGAGCGTGAAGAGATCACCGAATGTGTCGATGATGAGTGTCTTGGGGCCGCGGGGGTGGCCGATCGTCTTGGTCACCGCGTCAAACGAAGCGAGGAACTTGCGCAGCTCGGGCTCGCATTTCCTCATCACCTGCTCCGGTGTACCCGCGAGCATGTCCCGCGTCATAGGGATGTCGTACTGATAGATCTCCTTGCCCTGATCGAGGAACTTCTCGATCGTCCCTTCCTCCCCACGATCGATGTTCCAGTAGACGATCGGCTCGGGGGCGGAGAACGCGAGATGCGTCTTGCCACACTTGCCGAATGCTTCGATCGACCAGACGACTCGTGGGCGACGGTTCTTTGCAGCACGGGTGAGCCCCTGGATCGTTGCCAGAGGGGAGTTACCGTTACCGTTACCGTTACTGGGTGGGTTTGGTGTCATTCAGTCTCTCCTTCTTCTCTTAACAAAGGTGCTCACATAAGGAGCAGATATGTTGTTGACAACAGCCGCAGACGTACAAACCAGATAGATTCGGATCACATTTAGGGCAGGCGCATAGATTGCTCGGTGTGATCATCGGGCGGCCGCACTCTAAGCATGAAGGGATATCGGCCCGCCAAGGAAATGGATTACCGCATAGATAACAGCGCTCCATCTCCATTTGTGGGCTCACTTGCTCTCCTTCTCGCGGAACTCGGCAAGCATCTTCCCTTTGGCCACTTCGATCCAGTTCTCCAAAACCCTGTTGTAGCCAGCATCGGTGTTGAGCTTCCCTTCGTGCTCGAGCTGGCGCAATACGAGAAGGAGATTGGCCGAGGCGCGCTCGGCTGAACGACGATTGTCGAAGCCGACCGATGACTTGCGCGAGGAGCCGTCGGGCTCCTGGTCCCCGGCGAAGTGGACGTCGACCCAGTAGTGCTGCTCTTTGGAGCATGGGCACTGCCCGCGCTTACAGTGCTGGCGCTCGCGACGGAGCTTTACAGCGCGTCCCGTCTGGATGAGAGATTCGTAGCCGATGTAACGCTCCATTGTGGGGAACGTGGCCTGCTGCTCGCTCGCTTGCTTGACCAACTCATCATGTACGCGAGTTTTTCCGCGCCGCGCATTGCCTGCCGCCTCAGCGATCCTCTTGTACTCCTCAATCCATTCTGGCTTCACTGAGCCCCCTCGCCATATCCGTGCTCCTCGTCCCACATCGCAATGAGATTGGCTGCTTCATTCGCCGTGCTGCAAAGGATCTCGGCAAGAGAGAACACCTCATCACGAGTGGGCTCCGCTTTGCCAAGATCGAGATCAGAAAGGCGGCCTAGATCGATAGGCACTCGCTTGCGTAAGTCGCGCAGGCTCCAATCGCGTTTGTCACGCAGCATGCGCATGATCTCGCAGAATGGCTTGAGCTTCGGCTTGGTCCATCCGAACTGAAACTTCTTCTCTTCTTCCATTACAGCCGTCCCTCCCGCTCCATCACTCGCCGGTGTAGCTGAATCTCCCGCCAATTCTCTTCTTTCTCCTCATCGCTCCACCGGAACCGGAAGCTCTTCATCACTGGCTTGCCCATCCGCGTGTATTCATACCCACCATTCACATAGAACACGTGGAGCAGGTACTCGTCCCACCCGTACGCGTAGGCGTACGCGGGGAGTTGCATCAGCCAATCGGGGCGCGCCTCTTCGAGCGACGCATTGGAGCTCACCCATGTGGCCTTGTACTCCTCGCCGCAGCGTAGCCGCTTGTTCGCGCCGTCAGGGGTACACGCAATCCCGTCTACGATAATCTCGCCTGGCTGGAACACATCTGGGTTACGCTCACGGTGCGCTCTGTTCATAGACCAGGAGAATGCCTCCTCCCACACAAGCACACTGGCCGCGTCGCCTGCTGACGGGAGCCCGAGGCCTGAGAGGACGGATTGCAGCTCAGGGCTGTCCTCTTGGATGAGTTGGCCGACCCGCTCCCACGCAAACCCCAACAGAGCGAATAAGTCGAGAGATGCAGCGAAGTCCGGATTATCTTTTGCGCGCCCAAGCCCGTGCGTTTTGATGTAGTCGTTGATGATGTGTTTGCAATGCGCCCCAGGCGAGCGCACAGCACCGAAGTCGAGCGCGAAATAGGCACTCGTCACCTCGGTAGGAATCTCTTTGAACAGCGGCATTAGCGCTGACCCCTACGACTACCGCGCGAGCCGTAGTGGAACGTCATCCACTCCTCGAACATCGCGACGATGACGATGAGCCAGAGAATGGCTAGAGTAAAGATGGACCAGTAGTGGTGATCAATCAATGTCCAGAAGTTCATAAGAGATCATCCTCAGCGGAGAAGTCGTCCTCGTCGGCTATTACAGCGGCACTGGTTACACGAGGTTGGGGCTTGGTGTCGTGCATCGAGGTAGGATGCGGGGAGCGGGTGATCGGATACTTCCTACAGTTCTGGCAGATGTACTCTTTACAGCCTCTGCACAATGCGTTGGGGCGCACGTCGCGGTCGCACAGAGCGCACATGAGGATGTCCATACTGTCGGAGCCGCCAGCGGTGTGAATATCCAATCCATCATCACCGCTGAGCTGATCCTCTTCCATCTCACGCATGATCTCGTCGGTGTCGTCGCCCGCGATCTCTTTGATCGCAGCCACGTTGGACTCGCGCACAGCCTTACCGGCTTTGGCTACGGATGCCGCGGCCTCGCGCGTGGTGACCATCACCCCGAGCTTGTACTCGGTCCCACACTTCGAGCAGAAGGCGTTGGCCAGGCTCGCGCCACCGAGATCGACGATGATCTCCTTACCTTCGGTGATGAGATCTACGGAGACTCCGCAGCATCGGATCTGCGCTACGGCGTCGGCTGTTGGGTTGTTATTCAATCAAGATCTCCTCTGCTCAAAGAGAGCGGGGTGGTATGTCACTCATGGCCGACATTGCACCACCTGCGGCCGACATTGCGCCCAGGCCGACACCCAATGCCCGCTCTCTTTCAACAGAGGAAGGATGGGAAGGGTAGGCAGTACCCTCCCATCCATCCCCATCAACGATCTTACTCCGAGGGGCTCACAGAGCCCTTATCTGCATCATAGAGCCACGTGCCCCGACCGGCGTTCTCTTCAACCCACGCCTCATCGTCGAACTTGGCGATGATCTTCTTACGCTGCGAGGGGCTGTAATCCGCCTTGTACGCCGTAGACATGAGACGGAACACTTCCGAGGAGAATTCGTTCCGTGTGAGCGGCTTGCCCGCGGCGGTGATCGCCTCAGTGCCCACGTTCACCGCAGCTTCGTCCAGCTCCACCCCATCAGCAACGGGAGCTGCGGCAGATGCTGGTGTAGGGGCCGGGCCACCCCTACTTTTACTGGGGGCAGAGCCGGCAGCCCCCTTCTTCGTGAGCTTGACCGGCATGAGCACCGACGCCTTCTTTGCCTTCTCCGGATCCTGGATACGCGCTGCGTATTTCGGTGGGATACGCTCCCAGAAGAACCGGTCCCCTTCGCCGAGAACCCGCGGATCGATGCGGAGATCCGTCTTGCTCACCGCGCCGAGCTGGAGGAGCGCTTCGATGTATTGCATCCCCTCCCCGTCCTTGTCGAACCCCGTCTTGCCGCTCACTGGGGTGAAGGAGAGGCCATCGTCACTCGGGACGAAGTCCTCGATCGCTCCGAGCGGCAACCAGTTGTCGATCTCAGAGTCCTTGACCCCATCAGCGTTGTGGTTGCCGATGACGACGCGGAGTGCCATCTTCACTCCACTCTTGCCGTTGGTCGCCCGCGCCTTCCCGTTGAAGTCCCACGACTCGTACCGCACCGAGAGCACATCTCCCTCGAAACGATTTGCCAGACCTCCCGACACTGCGGTGTCCGGGTTCAGGAAATCGATCACTGCTCCTGCTACTGATTCGCGCATGTATTGCCTTTCTGAAATTGTGCGTTAGGGGTAAAGGTTGATTTGAATGAGAACGTCAATGTTAAGAGAAAAGCACGGCTGTGTCAACTATGGGAAGAAATCACCTCCTATTGAATCAAGTTCGTACGAGATCCAGGCGTGGCGGTGGTGCGGGGTTAGGGTTGCGACTGTAGGCCTCGAGCCACGAGCGTGGGAAGAGATGCCGGTGGCTCATGAGGAACCAGATGATCGAGTCATCCACGATCAGAGTCTCGCCTCGATCGTTCATGGCTCGCATGACACGCCCCGCCATCTGCACGAGCTCCTTGGCAGTGAGATAGGCGGGGTACTCGCGGTCTTGGCTGATACGGGCTTGCATCAACGGGGATCGGGTGTCGGGGAAGGGGAGCTTGGCGATGATGCATGTCTCGGCTGCGGCGAAGGGAAAGTCGTAGCCGGTGGAGACGGACGGGCTCACGAGAATTGCGCCGTGGGAGAGCTTGAAGCGCTCCACAGCATCGGCGACGGCCCCAGGAGCGGAGGTGTGAGTCATCATTCGAGCTCTGTGGCGGGAGTGATGAATGATGTAGGAGGCGCGGCGGTAGCTTACCGCGTGGATGATGATGTTGCGCCCGTCCTGACGCGAGTCGAGCAGACGATCGATTGTCGCCATCCACTTGGCGAGCTTCTCCTCGTCCTGCTCGGCTTTGGCGTTGAGACGAATCGCGTTGACTTGGATAATGCGACGACGGTGAACAACGAATGGGGAACGGTAGACGTGGAGCGAGCGCTGGTCCCGGGGCGCGCCGAGCACGTCGAGATCCTTCTTGGTGAGTGTGGCCGAGAAGAGGAAGATGCGAGAAATACGGCGGAACAGATACTGCTCGGTGTAGCGGGCTGGCCAGACAGGATCAAAGGTGATCTCGGTGGAGGACTCATTCCGGTCGATCGCCCACTGCTCCGGGTGGATCTGGCAGAGGTCGCGGATGGCGTAGTGGGCCTCGCGGGTGAGTTTCAACCGCTCGAGCGCACGACGCCTGGCCCCCTGGCCGGAGGATGTGCCCTCGTGGGATTCAAGAGCCACCTGCCCCTCAGCGTCTTTCACAGCTCTCTCCGCTGTCTTGCGATGATCTCGTGCCCATCCGCGCCAGTCGACGATCGACGCTTTGGCTCCTGGCCAGTGCCCCGCGGGGAGAAACGCCTCCACCACAGCCTTCTTCCTCAAGACAATTTCCAATGCCTCGGTCACCTTGCGCTCAGCGTCGTGCGCCTCGTCGCAGATGAGAGTGTCGAACTTGCCCAGCTCCCCGAGCTCGTCGTCGGGCATCGCGATCCACTTGGCATAGTTCATCACGACGATTCTGGCTTTTATGGCCGCGCGGACTCGGTCGAAGTAGACGCACCCATTCGCTTTCAGATCGCAATGGGAGCCGGCGGTGCAGGGGCCGTTGTCGACGGACACGTACCCCACCCCTTCCTCCTCGGCGCGGTGGCAGCGGTAATTGTTTTTGCCGCGGAGATCAACAATACCCATCGCGTCGAAGTCGGCGTTCAATTGATCCTGGAGAGCTTTGGTCGCGGTGAGGATGAGGACACGCTCCCCCGTGATCCGGGCGTAGGCCATGTACATCCCGGATTTGCCGATGCCGGTGGATGCGCTGATGCCGGTGAAGCGGTACTCGGCCGTGGACATCTCGCGCACGGCGTGGGACTGCTCGTCACGCCAGGAGGCGAATTTGTCAGGGAAGCCGAGTGATTGAGGAGATGGGATCATTCTCGGGTCTCCTTCGCAGTTAGCGCCCGCCAATACTCCTCCTGCATCGCTGCTCGCACGTCTATCCCTGTTTCTCTGCAAATGGCATCGACGTTAATGATGAATTGCCTGAGTACAGAGAGAACCGCGGAGGATTGCGGATAAGGGCCGCTGGGCAATTTCTCATCCCCATAGACGGCTCGGCAGTATCGCCTCACGGCTGCCCTTCTCTCTTCTGCGGTTTGAGCATCGTCGAGGTGTACCACACCTGCTTACGCCCCACACCTCGGGTTTGCAGGCTCACTGCCCTGTTCTGCGAGACGTAATCGATTGCGTCCTGCTCGTCCACAGTGACAAATTCCAGCACTGGATCGGAATCGTCGTCGTTGGCAGTCCATACGGCGTAGGCGAGCTCGAACCCCTTCTCGTGGGCCTCGTTGATCTCCTCTTCTTTCTTCCAGTACTCTTCTTCACTGCGGCTCGGCGGATTGAGATACATGTCACTTCCCATTGTCTTGCTCTCCTTATCCTCTAGCAGCTAGGTTCGTTACGGGGCGTCCTCTGGACGATACGAGAACCGGGCGCCAATCGCATCATTGACTGTTTGGAATGCATTACGGAAGGTGCGCCTTTTCTGCCCTGTATCGAATATCGCGCATTCCACTTCCCCGTCTCCGGCTCCAGCACCGTTATCCGCTGCCAAGAGCAGCGCAAACCACTCCGCTTTTGTTAGACGTACTGTGACCTTGCGCCGCATCAAGCATTCCCCTTCGACGGTGATAATGGCGATGCCAGATAACCGTCACACTCCTCTTCAGAGATCACTCCCTCAGCCTCCATCACCGTACGCACCGCCTCATCCACAAGCTGCGCGAATTTGGCACGTAGAGTCGGAAACTTGCCGAAGATCTTGTTATTACCTGTAGCAATCCACATCGGCGCGGTCCTTGGCTCGGTCCCCTCCGGGCTCAGAATACGGGCCACTGCCAGCAGTTGATCCGGGTCGGCCATTGGCACTCCCACCACAATCTCGACCTCGATCGTCTCGATCGTTTTGGCGATCAAATTGCCGCCTTCACTCGTCGGGATATCACTTTTCCGGTCCATCGCTTGATCTCCTTCCCATTCTCATAGAGCACTGCTGAATAGCTGCGCGGCATCCCCTCACGTAGGTACGGAGTGCCGTCAGACGCTCGACCGGGAATGGTGACGGGAATCTCGATCTCCGCCCCTGCCCCCGACTCCTCGGTAACGATGGATTCGTGATCGAGCGGGTGATCCTCCCAATGCACGAAAATACGCCAGGGGAGTTGGTGCTCGGGGTCGCGCACGTAGGGCCAGCGCACTATTTGCGGTTTGCCCTCCGGGTCGATCGGCGGAGGGAGAGGTGGGGAAGATGGGCGTCTGCGTCTGTTGGACAGAGGTGGGCCGGGCGGAGTGAGCGTGGCGGGGGCTGGGGATGGGGGGTGAGATGGAGTCGTGGCAGTGGTGGAGGAGGGTCGGGATGAGTAGCAACCCGGCAGAAAAACAAAGGCCAAGATCAGAGCAACCACGGCGATGGAAAGCAGCATGTTGGTGTCGGTGTGCATTAGGATCTCCATTCCCCGCAACGCAAGCATTTACCAGGACGCCACTCTTCACGGCGGGCAACAGACACGTCGATCTCGTCACGCCAGACCCACACGCGCCAAGCCGACCATACGCCCGCGATGAGCAATAGATCAAACAAGGTCATCAGTCCCCCACAGTGAACACGTCGGTGAGATCCGCGTGATAGTCCGCGTGATAGTCATCGTCATCATGGCTGTCGGAGGTGGCATTGAACCGCCCCGATGCCCGCTTCGGCTCGATTGCCTCGGCGAGGGTTGGCCTCTCGTGACGCGGTTTGGCCTCGTGTGTCATGCCGTTCCTCCCGAGCAGCACAGCAAAGCGGACGTTGATCTCCCCCACGATACGGTCGCGGATGATCGCATTGCCGAGAGTCAGGATGCGTTGGCGGAATTGGTGGACGAGGCCCACGGCCATTGGCTCGAGCCCATTGTCTTGGAGCTTCTTAACCTCCACTGCGAGCGATTCGACCGAGGCGATGAAGTCGTTCGCCGCACGGGCGTCGGCGATCATGTTGTTCACCGCACGCAGCTCGTGGAGCATGCCAGTGACCACGTCCGAGTGCAGCGCGGCCCCGTATTTCTGGACGCCCTCGTCGATCAGCGCACGGAGCACCTCCACCTCCGAACGCCAGGGGACACGGGGGTCGGAGTAGAGGAGCTCGATCACCCGACGGTATGCGGGGGACGCGGTGAATTGGTAGCTGGCAGTCTTGCCCCCCTCGCCATGGGGGGAGACGATCCGGAATTCTGTTTCGTTGAGCACCACGGACGATGGCGTTGATTTTGGTTTACGACGAGTAGTCATTCGTGATTCCTCATTTCTCCCGGCGATCTACCACTGCTACCCGCGGCGAATAGCCACGGTTCAATTCCCTCAGGACTCGGCTATAGAAAGGATCGGAAGCATCGCTAAGGGTGTAGTTGTAATTGGTGATCTTATCCGCCGTAGTCTTGACCACCTGAATATGAATGCTGATCTCGACCTTGTCCTCCTCGCGCCCAAACGCCGAGAACATCGAGGCCACGCATTGCCGGCACACCATCACGCCACCGATCTCGATCACCTCGTCCGTGCAGGTAGGTGAGTTTTTCATACACTTATTCGGCTCGTGGTACATCGCTCTCCTCCTCTGACTCGATCGATCGGACTGTGAGCGATTGCACCTGGATCTGGTCGACGTCGTATGCCGCCGCTCCCTCTCTGATGAAATCTCTCTCGAGTATGGTGCCGACGTAGCGGTGTACGTCCGAATCGCCGAGAACTCGATCGCCCAGACGAAAGGCTTTCTCGAACAGGATCGTGGGGATTTCGATTACTCCCTCAATGCGCATGGATACGCGAATCTTCGTCGTGTTTTCTTTCACAGTGCCTCTTTCCTCGTTCTCAGTGGCCCATGTCGGGTGCCATTTGTGTTGAACTCGAGCCCGCATTGCGCACACCCCGTGGGATCGACTCTGCTTATTTTGTCTTCTCCCCATCCCCCCACGGCTTAACCTTGATTCGCACCCTGACCCTCTGTGAGCACTCAGAGCACTGCGCCTCGATATAGCTCCACGAGAACGTTGGAAGCTCTACATGAACGATCTCCTGGATTTCTCCAGGTGGTATGTCGTTGTCAGTACCGCACTTGCAGCGCCACCGCACTCCGAAAGAGCAGATGACGTTTCTTCTCTCAGTCACTGCCGGGCTATCAATCATGCCGTCTTCCTCTTCCCCAGGACGAAGTGGCCCGGTCCGTTCCAGCAGATCGAGTCGTGCTTGGATGAGCCGCATCCTGGCAAGCACTTGTGATAGCCGCAGAGGCATTCGGTGCAGAGCTTCCGGCTCGTCTCCTCTGGCATGCGCAACGGGGCCCGACAGTCACACAAGCACTCGCAGTGCTTCGAGGCAGACGAGACGGACGAGACGGACGAGACGGGGCTCACATCGCTCTTGATCAGTTCCATCATGCTCCTCCCAGAGCTCTCGGGACAACGTGTATGTTAATCTTTACGACGACTATGACCACAACCACAGACACCTTTATCGCCGAGTCCGACGTCGAGTTAGCCGAGCCAGTCGAGTTAGCCGAGTCCGCCGACGAGTCGGACACTGACGACATCGACATCACCGATGCTGCTGACGCCGACGCCGACGCCGACGACTCCCCTCGTCCACCACGCGGGCGGCGGATGGCTGCTGGTCCCCTCACCCCGGCTCGCAAGATCCTGCTCCGTCGTGCTCGCACCTCTGCTCGGCGCATCGTGACCCGACGCCTCTCCCGTACTGGCTACACCACCAACGTGCCCGCGAGCCCGGTCGGCCGCCCCCTCACCTGGATGGCGTTCGCCCGCTCCACGGGGCTGTCTCCCACGTACGCCCCCCGCGTATTGCAGGGGTTGTTTGAGCCGAGTGCGGAGAAAGCGATGCTGATTGCGCGGGGTCGTGGGATGAGCCTCGACGAGCTGGCCTGGGAGCTGGGTATCGCCACTCGCCCCCCTCTGGTGCCCAGTCAGCGTCGACCGGTGGATCTGGACGAGGTCAGCCGCACGGAGATCGCCAAAGCGACTGGGTACACGGTGAGCGATGTGTGCCGGTTCCTCGGCCCCAACCGTCATCGTCCCCATCTGCGCAAGCTCGTCGCGATCGCCGAGGCGATGTGGGTGAGTTGCGAGGACCTGTACTATGCGCTCTGGCCGGAGGAGGAGCCCCCCATGCGACTCACGGCTCCCCAACCCAGACGAAGGCATGGCAAGCCAAATAAGAAGTAGGCAGGTCAGGTATGTTAGGATTCTCATCATCACGACGCGCCTCCCAATGCGCTGATTGCTACTTGCTAGCTGTTGCGGTCCCCGGCCCCTGGTCCCCTCACCAGGGGCTTTTCTTTTAGCGGCCGCCCCCTCATCCACTGAATCGATCCATCCCGGCCGAGCAGTGGCTGATCCGCCCAGAGGAGGATCTCCTCGAGAGTGCAACGAAGAGCCGCACACAGCCGCCACAGCCCCCACACCGAGATCGAATGGGTACCCGCCTCGATGCTGGAGATCGCCTGCTGGCTCACTCCCACCCGATCGGCTAGGGCTTGTTGGGAGAGTCCCGCGCGTAGGCGGTGAGTGCGCACCCCTCGCGCCACACTCCCCAGTACTCGTGATCTCTGTTCTGATAGTCGTCTCATTTCCCCTCATCTCCTCTCACCATTCCCGTCGTCACCTGCCCTGTCGTGTAGAACTCGATGAGCAGATCGGTGAGCCATCCGCTCACCCCTCGCCGCAGCGTCACCAGCTCCTGATACTCCTCGGTACGTTTGCCCTTCGATCTCCGTAGCCGCTGAATGCCATCGCGGATCACCGCATCCCTCTCCGCCGCATCTCTCCGTACCAACTCCCCCAGGGACGCGGGCAATCTCACCTGAAGCAGAACCGAGTCCTCTGCTCGGAACGGTTGACGCGGATCAGGGATCGGATCGCTTCGTCTGTAGCGCACTGACCACCGCCTTTCCTGTGGATACGTCATCTCCTGTGAATACGTCACCCACCAGTTCCAGGACTGCGCATACTCGGGAGCCTCCATACGAGCTCACACACCGCCCCACTGTCTCCAGACAATGAACGCACACCAGATCGTGCGACTCGTCCTCCCCATGATCCTCACACCATTCCTCCCGATGCCGCCGATGCCGCACGCACTCCTCATCATTCACTTCCACTCCCATCTCCTCCTTCCACCGCAGTTCTCTCGGCCGTGTCGATCGCCCGATGGATCGCCGGCAATCCCAGCTCTACCATCGGAATGGTCACCGTCCCTCGCCTCCCGCATCCTCCACAATCCCAACTCACCCTTGCCCGCCCCTGGCCGAGCAGATACGTCCACTCGTACACCAGACGGTCGTGGGGGCACTGGCCGGACGTGGTCGGCGGCGTACTCGGCGACGAGCTCATTGCACGATCACCAGGAACAGGACCAGGGCAAAGCAGAGAGAGGCGAGGAGGAGGTGACCTACCGCTCGCCACGCTTGTCTCATCGCACTCGCCTCCGTGCAGGCGACCGAGCACGCCGGCTTATACTCCCCAGCGCGGGTGAGCAGCCACCCAGCCCGCTCCCCCACTACCATCTCGCGCTCACACCACCCGCACCGATCGACCCTCCGATGTTGGTGGGGTTGGATCAGAGCACTCCAAGGAACATGTCTACGCTGGCCTCTGTTCATCGTCGCCCGCCTTTCTTTCTCTTCCCACCGATCGATCCCGCGATCCTCGCCGTCTCGGTCGTCCAACGGCGCGCTGAGCCCCTATCTCGTGTTGTACGGCCGCCTTTGCTTGCGATCTCCCGGCGCCGCTCCTCCGACAATCTCGCAAATCCCCGTGGCTCCTGCGGCCCTCGCAGCTTTCTCTTGCCGGATGATTTGGCCAGTCTATTGCGCTGACAGATCCGACACGAGCGCGCCATATTGCCGGATTCCCTCCTCCATTCAGCATCACCCCTCGTCCCTGGCCAGAGCCGGCCCACCCTGATCTTGATCCCCCGCGTGCGCATCGCCTTGATCCGACGCTCAGGCACTCTCCCCAGACGGATTGCTCTCACTCTCGCTCTGACAGCTGCGGGACTCGGAGCCCATTCGATCCAATGCCGCTTGCCTCGCCAGGGAGCCGATGAGTGAAGCAGGTACACATACCCTTCCCCCTGCTCCACAGCCATAATTCCTGCCCTCTATCCCGCGTTTTTTTGGTAAGCTGATCCCGTACTTGGGATAACTCCCCTGTTTCCAGCCTCTTCGCTCCACACATCCCACCCCAGCCAACTCCTCTTCGTCACGTGTGTGCTAATATCCTAATCCCGTATGCCTCGTAAGTCCAGCTTGCCCCGTACCCCCAACGCCGTTGTCATCATTCGCGGACGCGCTGAGAGCGGCGTGTTCACCTGCCCCAACTGCCAGAAGCTCCTCTCGTTCCGCTTTCGTGGAGGGTATCGTCACCGCTGCCCGGGCTGCCGTCGCGTGTGGATGGTAGGTCTGGTGATCCGCGAAGCCACTGGCCGCGGCCCCATTCGCTCCCGCCGACCCCCTGACTCGATTCTCCCTCCCACCAAACCCGAGGAGACTGAGCCCCTTCCCCCCGAGGAGCCGGTTGACCCCCTCCCTCGCATCGCTCTGGTCCCCTGGGACAATGGCACCCCGATCCACGTCCGCCAGATCACCCCCTTCTCCGACGCCTCCTCTGACGCCTCCTCCGACGAGTAATCCCTTTTCCCTATTGGCATTGCTCTCGCACCTGTTCCCTGTCATGAGTCCACTATGGATCGTCGTCATACTCCTGTTGCTCTTCTGGGTTGGTGGCGTCGGCTTCCATGTTGGCGGTTCCCTGATCCACCTACTCCTCATCATCGTGGTGATCGTCGTTATCGTGGAGCTGGTCAACCGCCGCCCCTGGCTTTGATCTGCCCCACTCATCGCGAGTCTTCTTTCAGATTTCGATTCTTTGCCGTCGTCACGGCTCGATCTACCCACAACCCATCCCACCCTACCTCCCACCCTCCGATCTCGCCACGGCGACCCTGTAGCGTTTGCGGCTACCACCACCCGCCCCCGAGGATGCGGGAGCGGATCGCCGCCCGCGCCTCTTTCAGCGTCGAGCACCACCGTACCGCCTCCCTTCCCGGTGGGGGGTTCGTGTCGATGAGCTCAAGCTCCCCCTCCGGCCATGATGGGGAGGGGCAGCCACGGGTCGAGTGCCAGGTAAGTTGGAAGCGGTGGTCGGCAGTCTCCCAACTCCCCTTGCGGTAGCGGTACCCTTGGGCGGCTTTGGCTTGCCGCGCCGCGCATACAGGATCGCCACAACTGCACTGATCCAAGCGGCGTTCGGCAATGGCGCTGGTGACCTCCCGGTCGTAGGCCGGATCGACTCGGCGGAGGCGCACTAACGGGTCGGAATGACGTGGGCACATAATTTTCCTTGTATTTTCGGCGGTCTCTGGCGATCTCGGTAAGGTTTAAGATTCATATACTCTTTATTGCGCTCGGTCCGATAAAGGCGCAGCCTCTGTAGCATAAAGTACGATCGGTACTATCTGCTATACGGGTGAATTTCATAGGTAGAGTAGCTCTCCCGGGTGGGAGAGCGACTCTACCAACATCGGGATTTCGAGACTTATTCCTGTACCTTTTGCACTTTTCAGTGTTGTTATCGTGCAATTTTTTGCTCTCAAATTTGACGACCTCTGCTGTATCGATAGTTATTTGATGCTTTGAGGCGATGATGTAGCTTAACGCGTTCCCTGTCCGGGACGCGTTAAGCAACATGGTTAATCGGGGGTTTCATTCCCCAGGTGGTCAAAATCGGTGGTATCGGCGTCGATGCGATGGCCGAGGCGGAGGTGGTTGACGAGTTGTCTGTTGCTCAGAGTCGAGCGGCAGGTAAGGCAGTAGTGATGGATGGGACGGGGGTATTCGTGCACGATGATGAGAGGCGTGGGAGTGTTGGAAGGGATCATTGGTAGGGGGTTCCTTTCTTGGCTGTATGGCGGTTGGTTGTGGAGACGAGACGATGGATCGGTGCCAAGTCGATCTCGCCGACGACGCACGACATGAGAGCGAATCGAACGTCGCCCGGCTGTGTCGCATCGAGGCACATGACCCCTTGACGTGTGTCCTGGGGAGCCCAGATAGACTCGATCTCGAAGCTCGACACGTAATCGTCGCCTAGCCAGAGAGAGGCTGGAACATCGACATCTACAGTGTCTATGGGCGTGAAGAGCCGGAAGGAGGAACGGTACGTCCAATCGGTGCGTCGGAACTGGATGAGAGACGGATCGGCAATCCCACTGCCGATTAGCTTCTCGAATACGTCGTCGGCCACGGGGTGGTCGATCGGCAGAGAGCTCGGGAGTGTGACGCGATTACGCCAGATCATCCAGTGGCCATTACTCACCCAATTCGGCGATGTGCATAGAGGCTGTAGCCAGCTTGATTTGATCTTGATCTTCTTTGTTTTCTTCATTTTATCTCTTCCTTCGTATCTGTTGCTTTTGTCCGAAGCCAGCGCAGCCGTAGAGGGGTGCTTGGCTCATTTGTCTTGTAATCTCTCAGATACCCCACCGCCTCGGCACGGGTGGTGGCGGTAGCGACGCACTCGAATCCATCGCCATATCCGTAATCGGCCTGCACTTCCCATTCGTACTCATTCATGCCTTCCTCCTATGCGGGTTTCCTCTATCCATGCTGGCCGGCACTCGGCGGAGGAGCAGGGACATTCCCCACGCTGGCACTTGCAATCGTGGCCACACGGCCATTTGCTACCGGCCGCCGCTCGTGCAAGGGCGCGAGCGATATCTTTGTAGAGCTTCTCCCCTGCGCGTCTGCTCACTCTCCGCCGTGGGCTCATTCTTCATTTTCCTCGTCGTATCCTTTTTATCGCTTGGTGTCATGGCTCCTCCTCCGAGTAAAGGCGCTCCGTGTGCTTAGCTTCCTCAGACCCCCACTGTTCTGACATCGCAGCGGAGATGCCTGGCAACGTTCGACTGCGTTCTTTCCACCGCTCCGGGTGGGGACTCACGAGATATATGCGAGGTTCCCTACCTGACACTATGTTTGTTGGGATAAGTCGCGGCAAACCCCGAAGCCACAGACAGGTCGCCTTAGTTTCGCCATGGCCAAACTGCCATGGCTGTATAATCTGCGTCTGCTCGACGCCTATCAGCGCTTTCGCGTAACCGAGCATGATCGGATTCTCAATCGCTATCCGGGGAATCGGAGCGTTCCATAGAACGCTGAAAAATCGCGCAGCATCGATCATCTGCGCCCAACGCTCCAGATCTCGCCCATTCTCTCTACGGCCGCCGACATAGAGGCGACTTGCACCACTTTGCGCCAAAAACGTGCATGGCGGATGCGCGACCATTAAATCCCATCGCTCCCCCAACCATAACCGTACGTCTCCTTGGATGTGGTTGCCTGGCTGCTCGCTCGGCAGTAGATCACACGACCATGCATCATGACCGTGTGCCCTAAATGCGTCGCGGACGACGCCAGAGAATTCGCAGGCAATAAGGACGCGCACGCTATCTATCCCCTAACTCCTGTTTTTCTGCATCAATGTCCTGACACCAGCGCGAATAGCAGTCACCCGGCTCGGTGCCTCGTGTCAGCCGACGCCCCAGCTCTAGGACATCGTCCATGTCGCAGAGCCAATAGCTTCCCGTCGCGCTGTCGTAGTAGCGATAACGTCCGCCTGTTACCTTCTCCCCATCGAGTTCGACGTCGGCTGTCTCGATCAGCCGGTTGTCCGCGTATCGTCGTGAGGCATCTGACGGCTGGTGGTAACGGATGCAGGTGTACTGCTCTCCCCAATCACTCGTCCTGATTCCCTCCTCCCGGCGGGACGCGCAGAGCAGGCACACATCGATCGACAGGGAGATCGGGTCAGGGATGTTCTCGCGGCATCGATCGGGCGCGTCGTGCCAATCATGCTCCGATCCCTCCCAACATTTGGGCTCAGGGGGATTGGTGACGATCATCTCCGTTAGCTCCTCGACGGGGCAGCCGTCCTCATCCTCATCCTCGCTGACCACAGTCAGGCGAAGGGCAAACGACCCCTCCTCTGACGCGTTATCTCCGTAGCTCTCCCACGTCACCGACTCGCGTGCATGTTCCATCGCTTCGATGGCTGATGCGGCGTAGACACACATGTCCCACTGCTCATATCCGTCTCTTACACGCCACCGTTTCATGAGATCACCTCTCCGTTATCAGTCGACATTAGCTGATCTCCTCGATGATGCTCATCTCTTCCGACGTGAAGAATCGCGTGACGCGTGCATATTCGTCGTGACAGTTCGTCCATATGGCGTGGGCGCGCCGCGAATCCGTGTTGTAGCCGTATTCATCACACCACTGCTCGAACGAGCCGGGATTGCTCTTCGTCAGGCAGGCGAGAACGTCGTATGCTGTTGGCGGTTGGACGACGTAACCTCTCGCTGTCAGTCGGGCATCGATCTCTGAGGGCCTGAAGCCCCGGGTCTCTAACGCCTTCCTCTCTTGTTGGATGAAGTCTTTCGAGCGTGCGAGGGATTGGCCGAAGACAACGACGAGCGGCTTGTCTCCCTCGCGCGTGAACGTGCACTCGTAGATATCTCGGTGTGTGTCTGGCTGATCGAATGGCATCGGACCGCGGCGCGATAGCTTTGCGGTGAATGTGATGCCGTGGCTGGCGAGAAACTCGTCCGCGTGTTTGTCGTACTCGCTTGGCCGCGCTGTGCTCATCGAACGCCTCCCATCACCACGAAGTTGTACAGACCGCGATTGCAGCGAATGTGGTGCTCGATCGAGTGCCGGATGATCTCGCGGCGATCGGGCTTGGGCGTTTTCTTCCAAGCACCTTTCTTCATGCGGGAGAGCACGTAGCGCACGATGGATAGAGGCGAGTCTCCCACGTGGCGCCGGTCGACAATCTGGCAGATCAGCAGGTTGTGATTGCACTCCTCTTCAGTCGTTTCGATCTCAGTTAGCATTGCGTTTCCCCTCCGTTGTTGTCATCATCGTCGTCGAGTGTGACCGTCAGCTTCTCGCGCCATTCGTCGTCCAATGCCTCCAAGCGAATGAGAAACGACCCATTCAGATCCTCAGCGGCGATTGGTGACGTGCGGTGGGGGTTGCTTGGTACGCCGCAGCCGCGCCAGTAGCATCCTTCAGCGAGCTCGCGTGGGATGTCCGGCCGGCCGCTCTGCCACGTATCGGGATCGTCGACGTCAGCGTCACCCATGATCTCGTCGACCACGCACTCCCAAGCCTCTTCCCATGTCTCGGCGCGCACCACGCCGACGGGGCCGAGCGATTCCATGTAGACCCAAACCGGGCCGCTGCCCTCGTCCCATGTGGGGAGTTCGTGACCGCCGTAGGTTGCTTTCATGAGCGCACCTCCCCATTCGGCGGCACGCATGGCGGGATATTGCCAGGGAGATAGCTCGGCGGGACGGGCGTCATCTTGCCGGTTGCGTCCATGTGCCACATTCGTGCTCCTTCGCGCCACCAGCCGCATTCATTCGCGCAGCGCTGGAAGGGATCGCCGCTCTCGGCGTCAACCCAGCGGTGAACGGGCGTGAAGTTCTCGTCCAGTTCGGCCAGTTCGACCCGCGCGCGGAGTGCGCTGGGATCGAGCTCCCACCAGCTCACGGACGTCCCAGCGCCATCGGTTGTGTTGCACAGGTAGACCTCGCGTTTGCCCACGTGGGCGGCTCGGTAGACGCGGCCGGGGGTAAGGTAGCTCGCTCCGGCGCGCCGGCAGATGTAGAGGTGATCTTGGATGATGTTCATTGCGGCTGCTCCTTTGTTGTCTCGCGTTGCGGTTGTGGTATCAATGTACTTTCTGCTAGAGGCGTTGTCAATAGGCAACTATGGAACGTCAGCGATTTCGTACACGGTTCCACGCGTTTCCCGCTCGTTTGTACAAATAACTGTTTGCGTGGGAAAGTCTGGGAATGAGAATTCCGCGACCCTAGCTGCAAGTCTAGCGTAATGAGCACTTACGTCCTCACTACCACGTAAATGGTGACGGATGGCGAGTGCTCCTAGTCTCCTAGCCTCTGCCTGTAAAGCTACCGTATCCGCCGTATCCGCCGTGTTAGTGGCCATAGTCACCCTCCACAAGACCCCCGATCCCACCGGGTCGGGAGCCCTAGCAGGGTGCTGGCTACTGGCGGCGTCGCTGTCTGTACTCCCGCCATTCCCTCGCTAGCTCTTTCCGCAGCTCAGCCACGGTGGCCAGGTCGGTAGCTCGGGCGTACCAGTAACCCCCCTCCGGTACGGCTCCGATGAGCACGGGCTGGTCGAGCTGGATGAGGGTGGCTGCGAGTGCGGTGTACTCAGTGGTCATGTTGGGCTCCTTACGGGGTGAGTAGTGTGTACTTTCTGCTACTCGTGACCCATGATCGGCCGCGACTCGATCGTTGTCAAGTCGCAACGCTAACTGTAACAGGTTTGTAACAACTCCCCCGTGCCTCGACCCCCGTGGAACATCCGTGGAACACTCCCCCCACCCCGTCACCAGCCCCGTTACACCAGCCCCCCGCCCCCACCCACCGCCCCGGCGCTGCTTGTACTAATAACTGTCGGTGCCGAGTGTTATTTGCGGGATCTCTTTAATTATCCTGGGGGTGGGATCGGTGACCGTGAATCTGCACGTTCAGCCGCCGCAAAAAGAAAAAATACCCATTCCAATGTGAGCATCCACGTGCTATACTATTCGTGCAACACCACAAGGAGGAGTTATTCATATGAAACTTGACGTACTCATTCCCACAGTCGTATCTGCTGTCCTTCTCGCGTCCCCATCCTGTTGCCCGCCTCCCCCCCCCCTGTTCGCGGCCCCC